GTCAGATGATATGTCTATTGCTTCTTTAAGTTTGCCTGCCGCTCTAAATACAAGCCAATATGTAGCATACATTTTACCAAGAGCTGAAGCAAGTCCTTTTGTGCCTTTTATAGACCTTTTAGACACTTTGTTGTAACTTAGCAAATTAGTCCCTAATGAGTTTGCCGCACGTCCACCTGTTGAGCCTGTTCTCGCAAGTGCCGCCAAAGCATTTGTCATATCAATTATGTTCTGACTGACATTTGGTGATTTTGATAATATTACCATAAAGTTTTTAAGTTCTGTTGCTAGGTATTTTAAATTAGCCGCAGTTACACCTGTTTTTGCTCCTGCATTTGCCAAGGATGCTATTGCTTGAGAAAATGACACAGTATACTCCGATATTATAGGCACTTTTGACATAGTTTTAAAAAACGTATTTAATTCACGTTGAAGTGGATTTAAGCTTGAGGTAACTATTGGAATACCTGTTGCCGATTTTGCTAATCTTGCAAGTGCAGTCGTTAAAGAAAGTGTTGACTGTTGAATTCTAGGTAGTTTAGCAAAGTTTTTTGCAAGGCCTTCAATTGATTTTCCTATCGTACTAAAATTCAAATTATTTATATTTGTTTTAGCTAGTCTAGTGATACTATTAATAAAACTTTGTAAATTTTTATTATCAAAATTTGCGTTATTTAAAATTTTTAACCCACTTGCAAGAGGTTGTAAGTTGCTAGATATTTCCGATATTTTTTTACCATCAATTTTCTCTATTTTTTTTATTCCATCTGCAATACGTTTGTAATCTGGAACATCTATATTTGATAAACCTTGCATAGCCTCAGAGAAAATTTTTAACCCACTTGCAAATTTAGGCAATCCTTTTGTATCAATATTACCTAACTGTTTTGAAAGTATACCAAGTTTATTTACAAGATTAGTAAGTGCGGTATCGGCACTTTTGGCTGATGCGGATATTTCAATATCCAAATTATCTATTGTAGGCATATTTTCACCTCGCTTTTATATATAAAAAAAGAGAACGCATAAAACGTTCTCTGATTAATTTTCAATATTTGACATTTACAAAAATGGGTATATTTTGTGAAAGACATTTAATTTTTAACCGTTCAATCTCAAAATTGGGTTGATTTTGAGATTATAAATTTTCCTTTATACCGTTTACCAGCTTATAATATCCCCAATAAAGCGGTGAATTATTCTGTTGTGCCTCAGTAAGAGCATTTACAAAACCGCCAACATCAGATATAGGAAAATGTGAATTGTTAAGCTCCCAAACAATGTCATTTGGTGTTGTCAATTCTTTCGATTTCTTTATCACATTGTCAATCTGACTTTGTGTATCAGAATAATCAATGCCCAAATACTCCATTATGCCCTCTGCAATTCCTTTTGAGATTTGTTTCTGTCCGTCCTCTGAGCCTAAAACTTTTGCATCATCAGTATTGGTAATAAACGCAGTTTCAACAAGTACCGCAGGCATAGTTGTGTTTTTGATTACTGAGTAATTCGCTGTCTTTGTACCTCTTGACATCAAGTCTGTGTTCGACAATATTCCATTTAAAATATTTTTAGCTAACATCTCAGAGTTACCGCCTGTCTTATAAGAGTACACTTCACAACCCTTAGCGGTTGTGTTTGTAAACGCATTACAATGGATAGAAACAAATATGTCTGCTCCCCACGAATTTGCAGACGTGTATCTCGCACGCAAACTGTCGCTTATTGTACCGCCCACTATAACATTATCCGTTAGACTGTTTCTCGACATCTTCACGGAAATCCCTTTCGCAAGTAGAGTTTTTTCAACTCTACTCGCAATAAGATATGTAATATCCTGTTCACGAAGTCCGTTACCAACTGCTCCCGTATCAACTCCGCTATGATTATGACCCGCATCTATAAATACTTTCATTGGCTTTCCACCTCTTTATTTTTCTTATTCAAATCAAAGTTTGCTTTCATAACTTGAAGCTTTGCCACAAACAATTCTCTTTGTTTTTGCAATTCTTCTTCCGATAATTCTTTCTTATTCTCTTTAAATTCAAATGGTTTATTAGGATATTCGTGCGGTTTTTGAGCTTTTTTCTTAAACATATTACCAACCGTTGACAATAAAGCTTCCGCAAAATACTGTCCTTGTAAATGATATTGAATGTTTTTCAGTTCCATTTCCGCTTTTAACTTCTCGTTGTTACCCTTTATCATAAGGGTAATAATGTGTGGATTTAACTTCCAAAAATCAACCCACGATATTCCTATCGCATTTGCTTTCGGAAACCATTCATTTTCAAAATATTCTCTTGCTGTGTTATATTTTCTTACTTCTTTTCTTTCGTATTCTCTGCAACTTCCTCTTTCGCATTCTCGGTGATTTTGCGAAAAAAATCAGATTTTTCCATTTCTGCTGACATTGCATTCATTACATCTTCAAATGTACCGCCATTTAAAAGATGTTTTTCCATCTCTTTTCCTGCGTATTCTCTGTTTCTACCTGTACATAGTGCAAAATAAGCACGAACCATAGACATAGGCTTATTAGATGCTTCTTGCATCGTTATTCCCATATCTTCCAAATCGCATATTAAATTAAAATCAAAAGCTTTCGCTGTATATTCAATGTTATTTACTGTAAATTTATTCATAATTATTTTCCTTTCCTCCTAAGTTAATAGGAAAGGGACGGATTGCTCCGCCCCATTTATTATATTAATTCTTCTGCATCAAGTTCTGACTTGACCGTTTCATCAGTTAGGCTACCCGAATCGGTCATAGTCGAATAGCCTGTTATTCCCCCGAAAATTCAACCTTTGTTTCCATACCCTTGTATTCCTCGATAGTCAATCCCATTTCAACTGTTAATAGTTCGTTCTGAGACAATTCAGGCTGAGGAATTGCTGTCGGCGGCTGCGCTACAACAAAGAACGCATCATCAAATCCCGGAATGATTGTTTCAAACCACATTCTAAGCTGACTATCTTTTGCTGTATTGTATTCATCAATAACAGTTTGCCATTCTTCTATTGTTTCAGGTGTAAAGTTTACTGTAACAGCAAAACTACCGCCTGTATCACCTCTACCTTGAACGTATCTTGACACCATATCTTCAAGAGCTGAAGCATCAATCTGTTCATTTTCGATAGTGATACCGCCAATAGAATTAATACGATGAAGTTGTTTAAACGTACTCGGCTTTGTGCCTGCTGTTGTTTCTACACCATAACCAAATGTAATTCCAAGTGTTGAAATACCTGCTATGTTCGCCATTTATACTACCTCCTTAAAATTTAAGTAAAAAAATAAGAGCATACCGCCCTTTAATAATTTTTGAATTTATAAAATATCGCCTTGCCCTACAACTCGCCTAAAACGTGCTGAGGCTTGATACACACCGCCCGAATTGTTAAACTCGGGAAAAGCAATAACTTCATAACGCATTGACTTCATAGATTTAATAACTTCCGTCATTACATTATTTACTCTTGATTGACTTACGTTGTCAGTAACATCAATCTGAAATGCACTCAGTACAGCGTTTATTGTCGCACCCTCTAAGTCTTGACCTTGTTCGCCGCCCGGTAATTCGTGTATGTATACACTCGGAAATTTCGGGTCATCTTCGACTTTGTCCGATGTGGTATAATTTAAGTCAGGGTATTTAGTTTTCAAAGCTCCTATGCCTTGAAATTTCACTCTTGATGTAACTATCGGCGATATTTGATTAGTCCACATCAGCCGAACACCTCCCTTGCAATTTTTTCTACCGAACGTATAATCTCTACACTTGCATTGTACATAGGCATTGTCGCTTTAACACCATAAGAATGTCTCCACTCCTGAGCGTTTTCATCCCAATAAAACCAACCCTCATCCTTGAATGCGTGTACTTGATTTGGGAATGTACCAACTCCGTACCCGAATTTGTCAGATAACGGATTTGCTGTCTGATTGTAACGAATACCTGCACCAAATTCAACCGCAAGCAGAATGTTAAAAGGCTCATAATTTTCGCTTTCCTTAACCTCTCCTATTGCAATTAAAACCGCCTTACAACCCATTTTATTGGGGTCAATATCAGTTTTAAGAGTTATGTATTTTCCAAGCGGAGATTCTGAAATTTTAGCCGATGCAACAGTTACACCCAACTCCATAAGTCTTTGTGCAAGTTCTCGGCATTTGTTTGGCAATTCTACATTTTTATATTGCAATAATTGTTGTTTAAGCTGTTCTATTCCGCTTACCGTCAATTTGGTTTTAAATTTACGTTTTGCCATTTTAACACCGCCTATTTAACAATTTTCGCAAGTAAATACTTTGTTTGATTAATGCTTGGAGCGACTTTACGAATACGATAATCAGCTGAATTTGCATCAAGTTTACCGTCTATATATAAAACATCACTTAAATGCCAAATAAGACTTGTTTCATCTATCGGAAGTTCATTCTTATTCATTATCAGCATAGCATCGTAATCAGATGTCGAAAGTCCAAATTCTTGTGCCTCAACTTCACCGCCCGACATTCCTATATTGCCATAAAAAGAAACAGGCTCAGAATACAACAATTCCTTTTCGCCTGTCTCTCGGTAATATTCATTCCCCTCGGTGTCGACATAATCAACTATCTTATTACCCTCATCATCAAGAACATAAATAGGTTGCTCACCCAACAGCAAAGAAAATTTCATATTTTGTTTATTTTTTGCAAGTGTTCTCATTCTTCTACCTCAGGAAGTCCTGCAACGGATGTAAGAACTGAGTATATAGCCGCCACAGCCGATACAGATATTACAGTTGTCCAATTAATATCAATAAAAGCTTGACCTATTGTTAGCATAGACAACGCAGTTTGAGCAAGTGTTTTAATTGCTCTTACGCTTGTTGCTTTTAACCACTTTTTACTCTTTTCACTCATTGCTACTCAACCTCCTTAATATTAGCCATTCGGAATACTTCGTCAAGTCTTTTGTGTTCAGCTTTGTAGCTTGCTTCAAGCTTGACTATTCTTCCCTCGTGGTCTTTTATATCGTTCTGTATATTTTTTACAGTTTCCCTGATGTCTTTAGTGTCCTCACTAATATCATCAAGCTTCATATCAATTTTTGTATCTCTTGCCACTCTGTCCTCAATATCTTTTACATCAGTACGTTTTCCGTTCTTTACCGCAAAAAATATAGCCACAAGAGCCGACATTGCACTTACAATAGATACACTTATTGTAATTCCCTCAATAACGCTCATAGTTCAAGTTTCTGCCTTTCTCAATATTTTTTGTTTTACAGCCCACCGCCACAATAAGTAAAACACCCTGCAAGTTATAAAAACTTACGCACAAACGACTATAAAATTTTCACAAAAGCGTGAACTCCCCTGAATAATTCATCACGATTTACCCAAGTTCGGCTTACACCGTTTTCGTTGTGGGAACTCTGCCCCTCAGTTCCGATTTGGTTATAATCGTATAGAGCCACACTTTTTATGACAGAATAATAATTATAAAGGTCTTTTTCAATTTGTTTATCAGTATAAGATGTTGCTTCATAGTTGCGTTTCATCTTTACTTCACGAATTGCATTTTTGACCTTTAACGCAAGAATGTCTGCATTGAATGTAGTGTCATTCCCTAATTCAATGGTCAATTCCTCAACTATTTCATTTTGAAGTTCTTCACTCAATGCTTTCACCGCCTATCATTACAATCCGAATTTTTCCGCAAGAATTTTCTTTAATTCTGCTCCTGTTATACTCTCCGCACCGTCAATACCGTTTTTAACCGCTAAATCTTGCAATTCAGCGGTTGTCATACGGTTGATTTCTGTTTTAGTGTATTGAGTTTCGGATTGCTTTACATTCTCGTTTTGAGATTTAATACCGTCAGGAACTTCCGTTCCGGCAGGATACCATTTATCGTTTTTCTTAACGATATAAGGATATTTAGCCATTCCGATTACCTCCTAACTTTACTGTGCAACTTCGATTACAAATGTGCTATCCATACCCTCGTATGACGGTAATGTAATTTCCGAAGCTGTTACAGATGTAATTGCAGGTGGTCCGTACTCTGTCTTTGTCGCAATTGCAATACCAACACCATACATTGAAACGTCAACATCAGCTACCTGAGAGGCTGTTCTTTCCTCAGGTGTTGTACCAAACCAAGTTGAGCCAAGAGGACCTGACGGAAGTAAAGTTACCTTGTTATCAGGATAGAAATAATGTTCATTTCCGTCCTCGTCTGCATACATCTTGTCATACAGAATAACAGTAAGCTTTGTTCTTGATTTTACAACAGAGTTTACGTTATCGTCTGTAAGTTCAATGTTCGCTGTAAGGTTCTGTGCAAGAATTGCGTTCTTAACCTGTGCATTGCTAAGAAGATACTCAAATGTATTTGAGTTCATAAGAACATAAGTTGCAATCTTACCTTTCTTTGCAAGAGCTTTTCTTGCGTTGTTAAGATCTGTAAGTGGTGTAGAGTTTTCTGTATCACTCCACATAGCTGTGTCCTGTAACTGTAAATAATGCTCTGCCGCATATTCGCCATTCGGGTCATAGTCGTACTCATACTTAACTCCGTCCGATTCAATACCGATTACAGGGTGTCCCTGAGTTGTTGAAAGCAACTGCATTCTCATTCTTTCAGGAACTACTAAAGCACCCTCAATAAGTGTATTTGTATCATCGTAAATGCTCTGCAAAGCACTCTGAAGATATGGGTCATTCTCGTCACGAACACGGTCAATCTCTTGCATATCTTCCTCTGTAACAATCATCTGCTCACGGAAAAATGCCATCTGTGTCTTTTCTGTCTTTAAGCCACCTCTTGCACGAATAGCAGGTAGTGCATCAAAATTTGATGGCTTTAATGACACAGGCAATCCCTTGTGTGTCTTTATCCATTTAAGGTCAAGTCCCATTTTCTTTTTTTCAGGGAAATACCCAAGTCCAAGATATGGTATCTGATTGCTTGCATCCTGTGTTGCTACTTGTGCTATTGAAGATGAATTTACTACTTCATTTACTAACATAATTCTTCTACCTCCTTGTATTATTCAAAAACAACCATTGGCAAAGCTGTCTTTACTGCATCATCGTATGTAATTCCGCAATGTTTCTCTGCCACAACTGTATTGATATATGCTTTCTTTAGCAATGTTCCCTGCGGTCTATCCTCTGTAACATCGTGAAGAAGAATACCAAAAACTGTTGCCGAGTTATCAACAACACCTGTTTCTCCAATTGGTGTACCAGCCTTGACAATCTTCTTGCCACTTTCTGTTGTATCTGTAACCGAACTGAAATCAAGTGTCTTAGCTATCCCCTCAAAAGGTTTTCTTTTAAGGATTTCAACATCGTTGTAAGTTGTCTGTTCAAACTGCATATTTGACATATTAGTTACCTCCATTTATATAGTGTGATAAAATATTATTTTCTTGTTTCTGTCCACCTATAAACTTTGCAGCAATTCTTTCAGCTGTGGACTTTTCGTTTTTACCGCTTGCACCGCCATTTGGATTAGGTGTATTGTCAAGCAACGCCTTTTCTTTTAATTCTGCCGCCGCTTTCTCTCTTTCGGAAATAATCTGACCAAGTGTCGCAAAGTCAATTACACCATCAGCATTTATAAGCTTTTCAGCATTTTCGCCTGTTATACCGATTTCCGCAAGGCTTGTCTTAGTCTGCATTGACTTAATTTGCTTTTTAAGTTCCTCAACACTTGACAACGCCTTATCTCTTTCAGCATTTGCAATCTCGACATCTGACATATTTTGATTATTGATTTTTTCAAGCTCTTTTTCAAGCTCAGCAATTCGTGTGTCTTTATCGTCTGCATTTGCCAATTTGTCTTTGTAACTTTTTGTTTCAGCACCTATCTGATTTAGATAATTTGAAATCTGTTCATCTGTCGGCTCAGAAACACCAAATCCGATTAAGTTTTGTTTTGCTTGCTCTCTTGTCATATATTACCTCCGTAAATTCACGTTTTTTTACACGGTTCGCTCCGCTTTGAATTTTTCTCCCATTTTTACGCTATCGGGATGCAATTTTTATATTTAAAAAGGTTGTTGCAAAAATGCAACAACCCTAAATATTTATATTACTCAGCTACAATACAATCTTCGTATGTAGCTTCTTCAGTTCTTTCGGTAGTTTGCAGAATATTATCTACATCTGCCTGATACTTCTTATACAGCTTTGTTTTTGTAAAATACGTTCTGTACTTATCCTGTCCTTTGTCAAGAGAAATATCTCTCGCTCTCATAATATTTCTTGCAATATAAGTTGTCATAAAAATAACCTCCATTTGTAAATTTTTATTTTATTCACCAATTAAACTTGGCAAAATTTCTTCTAACATAATCGCCATTGTTTCATCAAGCATATCAACCTGTTCAGTAAGCATTTGGTTTTCTGCTTTTAAATTCTCAACAGTTTGTAAAGTTTCTGTACTCTCCATCTCAGATAGATACTGCTCATATTCCTCTTTAGTAAGCTTCGCTTCATCATACTCATAATAAGTATAACTTTCATCACTATCATCAGTTCTTTGTATTTCAACAATATTCTGACGTATATACACATACTTTTTAGAGGAAGTGCTATCAACCAATTCAGGCATTACAGCCGATTCTGATTTGTAAAATGTTAATTTCATTTATACATTCCTCCTTTAAGTTGTTGGTGCAAGCGGTTTACAAGAGACAGAAGCTCCAAGAGACCAAGTCCCCATCGTATTTGTAACTGAAGCATTAGTACATAATGCTCCACAATAATTCTTATAACCAGCTCTACCACTAACAATCATTAAACATCTGTATTTAACATCAATCATTGCCACATCGGTAAAATATGTTGTACTACTTCCTTTAGTTGATTTTGGTAATAATCCAAATGAAAATAAATTCATTTTGCTTATATATTGAGCTGTTTGAATGTCTGATACATCATACTCTGACAATTCAATGTAGCCATCACCGTTTATATTATATCCATCAACTGTGGAACCATCAAATTGTCCGTATGTTAATTTAATTTTTTGCACACCTTTGTCATTAATATATCCTGCAATTCTTTGCCATTGGTTACCCCAATAATTTTCCATGCCGAATACTTTTACACCCGATGTCATAGCATTACTTCCCCAAAACAACCCTTTAGAATCCATTGTCCCTGTATTAATTCTTGGATTATTTGTTTCCGTTGCATCTGCGGTAATATAACCATTACCGAATACAGTTTGGGTATCAGTAGATTTACCAATAAGAAGTAAAAGAAGATTAATTAATTGTCTGTCGGAAAATAAAGCTACATTCCATATTATTTCATTTGTTAAATTATTTGCTTTTGCAGCACTAAATTCAACAGTAGGGGTTTGTGAATATATTGGTATTTTGCCAGATAAACTTCTTAATCTTGTGCCATCTGAATACCCATTGTAAATTGGCATATAGCAATAGTCAATTTCATTACCGTTATTATCAATGTGGCTCCAACAAACAAAGTCGTCATCCACTTTCTTGTTACAAAAATAAATATTTGCTGTATCGTCACCATTATCAACAATTTTCCAATACACCTTAGGAAAACCAATCATAGCATTTCCTTGATAAGATGTGTTTGAAATATCTGAATTAGTTCCGTTAGTTTTTAATGAATATTCATTTTTATTTAATACATAATCAACTGTACCATCATACTTTAGCATACAAGGCTTAAGATTCCTTATAAACCAAGCATCTTCCCAATCACCATATCTAAATATGTCTGCATTATAATCCATATAAGCAGATTCATAATAAGCATTATCACAATCCTCAAGATAAGTAATCATACTTGCAGGGTCACTTTCATTTTGGTCAAGTTTAAACCCATATAAATAATAATCCTTACATATTGCACTTGCAACATTTGCTGAAGAATTTGCAATAATTCCGTTTGTGCTATATGGAAAAGCTTTATAATACCAATGTTCTCCCGTATTAGCATCAAGGTCTTTATCCAAGTAAGATGTATGATTATAGTTAGAAAAATATCTACGCTTATAGTCCAACACCAAAGTTCCATCATTTTCGTCTATTGGCTCAGAACCAAGTTTTCTTACAAACTTAATACCTTCTACACAAACCAACATCTGCCCATTAACAACAGTATCTTTTGGCTCTTTAAAAGTAAGTTTATAAGCATCTTCGTCCACATTAAATGTAACAAACATTTTCTGCATTGGTTGCGGTGCTAAATCCACAATTAACGGATTATCTGCTGTTGCTTCAACATCTACCCATTCCATCAAATCTTCGTTATAATATTGAAATTTACTATCATAAAATCTCAATTTGCCAAATCCACTTGATGTTAAGAAATCAGCTTGAACATCAACTTCAAGTTTACCTATATTCTCTGTTGTTCCGTCAGAATATGTTACTATAATATTTTCATTATCATCTTTAGTTATTGACAAAATAGAACGTCCATCTTTTCCTTTTGCAACAATACCTGTATCAATACCACCAATAAACCAGTTTCCGTTTTCTCCTATAGTTGGACTATCCCCGTCTTTACCTTCCGCAAGAACACCCGTATCCACTTCGCCTATAAACCAACGCTTAGTTATAGGGTCTATTCTTGGAGTTATTCCGTCATCACCTTTTTCGCCTTTAATTGAGCTTATCTCAGTAGCACTGCCTATCGGTAAATAATTGTCTGTTATTCCCTCAGGGTCAATATAACCTGTCAATCTCAAATAAAAGTTTCCGACTTCTCCGTCAATTACAACAACAACCTCAGAATCATTTGCAGGCTCTGTGTCTGATACCATTTCGTCAATGTTACCATATTGTTTTGTTATTTGAAAACCTTTACCTGTTTCACCTTGTAAACCTTTTGCGGAAACTCCTGTATCTTCACCATTTATAAACCAATTACCATTACCACCTATTACAACAGTCGGAGATACACCATCTTTTCCATCAAGAATTTTAGCTTCCGTTGTTCCAAATTTATCACTTATAGAAACGGTTGTAACGTTATCAGTCTTTGAAACCGTTGCAATAGGTGATATTCCATCTTCTCCCTTGTCGCCTTTTTCGCCTTTTAAAGCGCCTGCTCCCGCAAGAGATTTTTTCACATAAGATTTTGCTAACTGTAACGCATCTTCTGCTCTCATTATCATTTACCCCCTTACTGTAAAAACCAAGTTTTACTCGGTGCGTGATAATAATAAAAATCTCCTGTATCAAGACATTTTGCCGAACTATCAGTTCCAAGGTCATCATACTTAGGCAATTTATCAACATCTGCCGACAAACCCGAATAACTTCTCTTATTACCATCAACGTCAGTGCAAACAAAACTTCCTAAATCCCATATTTCTTGTCCCGGATAATAGGTTTGTCCGTCAACTACCGTTATTTTGTCCGCTATTTTCGCCATCTATCTGCACCTCCGTATTTTTTATTATGTCAATTTGCTGTATCTTTTTCATTACATCAGCACTCGCTAAAGACACTTGCTCAGGGTCACTAAACAAATCCACAGTTTTAATTGATATTTTAGGTTCAATACCCACATCATTAAGTATTTTAAGCACTTCTGCCTTGACAAGCATATTGTCCGCTTTATTATGGTTGATATGAATTTCAATATCACTCGGCATAAGTGTAAATCCTTTGCTGATACGCAAACGATTAAGCATTAACTTTAATGCCATTCGCTCAGATTTCTTTAAAATCGGTTCATTAATCGCAGTTCTAAGCCCTGCATCATAGTGACCATTTCTAAGACTTACTGCTCCCTGAGTATCACCGCCTGTATTGCCTTGACGATTTGCAAGTCCTTGTATACTCAAAAACTTTTCAAACAAATCATTAAACACGACTTGTCCCTCAGTTTGGTTGAGTTCACTTGTCATCACATCAACATCAGCTTTATTCTCACTACCGTTATTTGATTTAACAACTAATGCTCCCTCTTGTCGCATTTCCGCAAATATCTTTGTATCAATTTCGCAGTTTACAAACTTTATCCAAGAAGATACAAACTGTTCTATTCCGTTTATTCTGTCCGATGATAACGTATTAATGGCATCGGTAATACTTATTGTTATTTCTATATCCGAAATTCTTCTTGCATTATTTGGATATTCTATAACAGGAATTGCACCGTTTCCGTTTACTCCGTCATCTGCTATTTTTGTGTCCACAATTTTAAACCACTTACTACTTGTGTAGCAGAAATATACTTTTGCACCTTCTTCATTTTCTCGTATTTGGCAAGAAAACGCAGGCTTGTTGTTCGAATAATACACAACAAAAGTATAAATTGGATTTTCAGAAACCAATTCAAAATCGCTTTCGTCAAGCAACTCATTTTCACTCTCATTTTTTGCGACAAATCTGTAGGCAGTTCCGCAAATACTTCTCCAACGACATATATCTATGTCACATTCTTGCTTGCTCTCGGAATCCATTATAATGTTCAGTTCTGATACTTGTGCAGATTTCTCATTATTTGTGCCTCTAAGCACATATTGAATAGGTTCAGCACATATATCAGCTGTCTTTCGTTCCACAAGCTCATAAGCCAAATTTAAAGCTAATTTATTATTAATTTCAGGTCGTGTAACCTTTTTACGATACAGTATAGGTTGATCACCTCTGTAATATCTGTCAAGATAATCAATCTCAATCGCATTTTGTCTGTGTATTGTAAGTGCTTTATTCAATTCATCTACAATATTTTCATCTGTAATTTCGCTTTGGTTTGTATAAATTATACGTCTACCAAATTTACAATCACATATAGCTGTAAACGGTCGTATGTTTTTCCCAAAATATGTACGCATAAAGCACTCCTTTCTTTTTTGCATAATAAAAACACCGCCTGAAATGACGGTGTTTTCGTTTGGGCTATGATGAACTTAAAATAGTTGAATATTTCTATTATAAGTATATCATATTTTTTCCGAACATACCGAACAACTTTTAATATATCTTTCAAATGTCATTCGGACACTATCTTCTGTATTGCCACCACCTATTTTGTCAGCGACTTTATTCCAAGACATACCCTCTACAACTCGCAAATTTACAATTCTGCGAATATGACTATCGTTTATACTTGCAATAAATTCTTCAACTTTGTTTAAATCTTCTATAAGCTGTGTTTCAAGTTTTTCAAGTGTATATATTCTTGAATTTAGTAAGCTTTTTTTGTTACTAAGTTCAGAATATGGAAATCCCTCAATTTTAAAGGTTTGTGTTCCACCAAATCCGCCTCTTACTGTATCAATTACCGCACCATCTTGTTCAATTCTGGCTATTTGTTTTTGTACTTTTTCAATTTTCGCACGCACTTCTTTGACTTCTTTTGTCAAGTCCAAGTACTGTACTAAAATTTCCTTAGTAACCATAACCATAGCCTCCTGTTCTAAATGGGTTTGTAACAACTTCTACTGTTGCTGTACTACTTGGATTTTCTATAAACATCTCTAACTGAGTTATTCCATCCACAGCATCATCAAAATCATTATCTCCAATAGTTACAAATGTTGTAAATTCATCCATTGCCGATTGATATTCTTTACTTCTGTAATATCTTTTTATTCCGTTTTCAGCATCTTGAGCTTTTTCTTCTTCCGTTGGCAATCTTGATTGTAAAAAAACAAACTTTCTTTTTATATCTCCTGAGTAAGCAATTACTTTAGATTTTTTCTCCATTCTATTTGGTGCTCGTTTGTGAGAACAACTGCATTTATATCCTTGTTCTTGTAACATTTCATCCACTTTTGCACAATACAAATCTCCACCCTGATTAGCTTCAAAACGTGTTTGTCTAATTTCATTTCCAATTATTTTTCCTACTACAATCGGAAGTGTGATTTCTTTAGGACCTCTGTTGAAAACCCAATCAAAAATGTATACATCTCCATTTTCATATTCAGCTCCAATCGGCATCGATAAGCTATCACCACCACCTAATGCAACATCAACAACTCCCACAATTCTATGGTCCGCATCAGGTAAAATTCCGTTAAAATATCTTAATTCGTCCGTTGCAAACAAGATACCTTCACGAACATAAGGTTGTTGCTGAAACTTTGCCATCCATTCTGCATTATCAAGTCTTTCACGCATATTACGATAATACTCTGTTGAAAAACCATTTATTTCATAATCAAAATTACTTTCATCATTTTCGTCAAGTGCAGGAATTTTTCGAAAACGGTATAACTCATTTCCATCGTATTGTTTTCTGATACGTTCCAATGGGTCTAAAACATTCCACAGTGTACCAACCATTAATTCTCTTGCACCGTCATTTTTTCGGTCTACCATTTTGTTTAAGTATTCCTGAAAAGTATTTTCCATACGTTGCGGACTTAATGAGTGTTCTCTATCACGAACTAAGTCATCTACATACAAATATCCATCTTTTGAAACATCGACAGCACCCGTCCACGTCCCATCAATACCACGGCAAGTAATTGTTGCAAATCTGTCCGCTTCGTCAAGCGTAATTGTAAATTCATCTCCCGATTTATCACGAAGAATTGTATGCCCCGGATGCCAAAAATTAAATAACTCAGCAAAAGCATACTCGTCCGTGTTGATTAGATTTAAAAGTTCTTTATAAAATCCTTTTGCCAAAATACCTGAGTGACCGCCCATAGCATTATGGCTGTTTGGTCTTTTCATTGCTACCCACGCAAGAAAAAATATACAAATAGTACTTTTGCCTACACGAGATGGCATAGATAAACCATAAAACTTTATTTTGTTATCATCAAGATCTTGTAAGTCTTTCACTACAATATTTAAAGTTTTTTTCCTCGGCTGATAAAATCTGCGATTATACTTTCGTTTTCTTTCCATACACAAAATAAAACTTTCAAAATTATAATAGCTTTCTAATTTCAAGATTTTATAGTATTGGTCTAAAATCTCAATAGCTGGTATGTTATTGTTCTGTTGATATTTTTCTAATTCCCATACGGTGCCTCCTGCGGTTTTTAAAACAAACTTTTGAATTATATCCTTTGCTCTTGACGAAAGCGTAAGTCCGTATTCAATTTCCTTTTCTTCGCAAATTGCGACTTCAACTGCTTCTATATAAGCATCAATCACTTGTTCGGTTATGCCTTTGTTTTTTATGTATTTTTCATATTCTTCAACCGCATTTAACAAATTTCGACTTGGCATAAAAAAACGAAGCACCTACCTTTCGCATAAAAAAGTAGTGCTCCGTCTCGCACGTTGCATAGCCACCATCACGGCTATACCGTTAAGTGTATATATTTAAAGTGGTTTATTATTTTTCAACGTAAAATTACTTTTTTGGAAATTTCAGCAACACTTATACCGCTGTATTTCGATTTTCTCAACTCAACATCTTTACCATTCCATAAAAGCTGTGCAATTTCGTCAGCCTTTTCAACAATTTTATCTCGAATCTCTTTTTGTCGCATAAAATTCCTCCTGTTACTTAAATTTTCCTAACACGTAATATAGAATTCCATAACTGTGAAGCTTCTTTCTCTGTATGAACGTTTCCGGCAGAAATACGTATACCACACTTTTTACATTTAACACCTGTTGTAAATTTATGCGTAAGTATAATTTCTGCTTCACCGCCACAAAATCTACACGGATTTAACTTTGTTTCTTCATTTTTAATTTTCTTCCTCATATTCATAATCCTTACCTACATCAATAGTTCCCATCACAGCATTATATTCGGTCAACGATATATTCAAGCCGTGATTTCTCATTATTGTTTCGTGAGCTATACTTGATGCCATACTCATAAATGCCTGATGTACTGCCTCGTCATAAGCCGATAAAATAAACTTCTCAGCTTCTTCTTTCGTGCAATCATCGTATATAAATCCGTTTTCGTCCTCGCCTACCGCAAGTTTGCAGTTAAAAGCCTGTTTAATTCGTTCCTTATCATTATTACAAGCATCTGCAAATAAAGCTCCTGAACCGTATTTACTCATATCGCACCTCAATTCTTATCATTAACTGTTATTGTAGCAAGCATCGGAATAATCAACGTCCATAAAGGCATTGCCGATTTTGTGATGATTATTGCAGTCGCTATAACTGCTGAAACGCCTATCCACATAAAAGAATATACTAAGTTTTTCATTTGAAACACTTCTTTCTTCAAAAAGTCGGGAAAGTGGAGATTTGCACCCCAATTATAGCAGCTTCGCTTTCCCATATAAAGAGAGGAGGGAGTTGTAAGATACGTTTAAAAGAACAACTCCCTGTATCGATTTTGATGAGACTTGTAAACCGTTCAAACTTTTCCGTTTGTTATGTAACTTCAGCCACTCTACATATCGCAAACTATGTAGAAGTTTTTTGCAATTTGTTTAGTTAATATATTGCCGGAATGTATAATATTTTAATTATTTTCGCTTTAAAATTTCATTTGCTTTTTCAAAAAGCTCTTTGTCGATTATTGGTTCGTGTTTACCATCAACTTTCTTGTCAGCATAAGTCACGATGCCGATGTAAAAATCGTTTTCTATAATGTTTTTTATTGCTTGCTTGCTAAAGTCTTTTCCTGTTGAAGTCTTGTAACCGTGTTTGTCGCAGTAATCTTTGACTTTCGCAAGGCTTTTCAATTCAATGTATGCAGTAAATATATCCGCAACAACCAAATTATTATTATAATCTACGACAATATCGTTGCCATCCCATTTGTAACCATAAGGAGCAGTTCCGCAAGGCTTGTGACCTGTTTTTGCTCTTGATTTTCTGCCTTTGGCAAGCTTCATCGAGATTGTCATTCTCTCGTATTGGTCTAACAATTCCATCATACCGTTAAAAAGAAAATCATTCGGGTCTGTACTGTATATTGAGTAAGTCGGCTGTTCTACACTTATTATCTCAGCTCCGCATTTCTTTAGTTCGTGATGTATCATTACCTTAACACTATCATTTCTCCAAAGTCTTGACGTATTCTGAACAATTACCTTATCGCCTTTTTCAAGTCCTGCAAGCATTTCGTTCAAGCCATCTCTATCAGCTCTCGTTCCCGAAATACCCTCGTCACTAAAAAACGAATCAATCTCAATTTTGTTTTCAGCACAATACTTCTCGACAACATCTCGTTGCATCTCAGTACCGTTTTGGTCTGCCTGTGTTTGTGTAGATACTCTAAAATACGCATATACTTTACTCATATTATGTTCCTCCGCAATACGTTTAATTAAATATCATTAAACTTAGTTAAACATATTATATCATAAAAATGACTTGACGTCAATATGTTTTTGTGTTAAAATTAATTAAATTTAATTAAACTTGCGAAAGGAGATTTTTTAATGCCTGAGTACAGAAAACTTAAAAACAGAACTCGATTATCTACTACTGTCAAAAATGAAATTTTCGAGGAATTGAGGAAATATTCCGAAGAAACGGGAGTTCCGATAACTCGTGTTCTTGACAAAGCAATCGATACTTACTTAAAGTCTGTCAGCAAATGACAGGCTTTTTTTATTTTTCGGATTTTTTATTCGACCGTCCGAGAAACATTTTTAAATCTTGACAAAATATCCGCAAGGACCTCTACCGTAACATTAAGACGATTAATATCAATACAATCTTGTTGGTGTTGGTCTTGTAAATCTTCCACGGTTCTTTTTAGATCTGCAATTTCTTTCGCTTTTTCATCCAAAATTAAACGCAAATATTCTCTTGAAATATAGTGTTTTCCGTCAATATGTACATATTCACAAGGAACATCAGTAAGTTTAAATTTCCAGTCTTTTAACTCTATATTTTTTTCACCCACTACTATCTACTCCTTTTTCTATTTTGGATGCCGAGGCAGGAATCGAACCCGCAACACATAGATTCAAAGTCTACCGTCTGTACCTTTCGACTACTCGGCATTGTTATTTCTGTGTATCTCTTTCCAAATGTCGCAGAACTCTTCAAACTCAACCTCGCTCATAAGTTCCGCAATCTCTTTCTTGTTGCCAATGCTGACATACACGTTATCTTCTTCGACTTCGGGCGGTTCAATGAGCAAATCAAGCTCTATTGTCGGATATGCCTCAACATAATGCGATAAACAATAACCTGTGCATCTTACAGTTTTTCCGTCAAGTATAACACTTGTACCGCCATTTTCTTGATTTTCAATCTTCAACTTGTGCATCATAATCAAACCACCTTTCAAAATTTTGGTCTGGGTAACAGGACTTGAACCTGCGACCTGTTGATTAAAAGTCAACTGCTCTCCCAACTGAGCTATACCCAGATAATATGCCTTTTTATTTTTGCGGTTATTTGTGGGGCTTAATAGCCCGAAATCAGCAGATCCATTACACCCCCACGGGTATTATTTTCAGCCCTGTCCGTCAAAGGTTATGGCTAACGTTTGACGGAATTATTATCAATCATCACCAACCACAACTGCATCAGATACCGCAAGAACCGCATTATCTTCGCTATCTGCAAGGCTTAACTTCGGAAGTTCTGAGGCTTTCAATGCTCTTTTTATTTCAAGTTCTGCGACCATCCTTTTGGGCTCCCACATTTTGCCAAGTTCGGCATCATTATTGGCTCTTGCAAGATTTCCCATTGTGTCCTGAGTTAGTCCGTTAGTGTTAGAATCTTGTGCATCTTCTCTTAATCTTTTAATTACGTCAAAACGTAATGTACTTAATTTATCATTACTATCCACACAATATCTATTATTGCCATTATAGTGAATAGGAGTGTTATTATTAATATATATAATATAATTATTCTCTTCTTGTGCAGCAGTACTGCTAAGATTAAATATATAGCCGTTAGTATTATTGCTTTTATTCCAGTTCCACAGAGTGGCTCTATGTATTCCTGTTAGCTTTGCAAACTGCATAATCTTAATTACACCACCATAACGCAAACAAAGTTTAGAATACATTTCCGTTACTGCCTGAACGTCTGCAACATTGTAAGTCATAAGCTTTGAATTGTGCTGATTGTATTTCACCGTTTCTTCGTCCGGCTTAAAAACTGCTTCGTAAACATCGCACCAAATCGAATCAATAATATCAGCCTTTCGGCGTTCCGGCTTTGATTCAACATCAAGCTCAGTGTATAAACGCAAGAATTCTTGTTGCATCTGCTCTGCAAGTGTCAACACTTCGCCTTTTGTATCGCTCATTGTCTGCAACTCCTTTCAAGGTTTTGGGCTATACCCACACTATAACAAACCCTTTGTGGATTTGTCAATAAGATTGAACATAATTTATAAATAAAGATTTTTAATTCGCGCGTGCGTGAAAACAAAAACAAATAAATGTATTATTAATATTTATTATTAAATACTTTCTTTTCTTTTGCTTCTTTTCTTTTCTTAAGCGGGAAAATCCTTTATAAATGGCGGTGTTGTGCGGTTTCGGGGAAATTTTCGGCAGTTATGACCCTATAAAAAATTTTATAACCCCCCTATAAGATTTTTTATAACCCCCTATAAAAAATTTTATACCCTCTTTGAGTTATCCACATACTTATCCACAGTTTATCCACAAGTTATTAAAGCAGGCAATAAAATTTGTTTTAACTCGCCAAAAAATAGACAAAAAAAATAAAGCCCTCAGAACTGCAGAACTTAAAAATTTCTTGACAAAATCAAAGTATATAATTATAATAAAATAGGGCGGTTATTCGCCGCCCCTTTTGTTTCTGTGGCTGAGTTTAATTACTCAGCCTTTTATTTTTGGTCTTTCGTCATAGCTATTATATCAAGCATTTGCAAGATTTCATCTTTTGTGTAATTCTCTTTGTCATTCTGTGAAATCGTCAAGCGTATCTCGTACAATGTAGCCATTTTTGTATCTTGTCTCTCTTTCTCGTTCATTTCTTCCATATTTCCTCCTTTCTGCCTTTCGGCTTATTGCAGTAAGTGGCATCCCTTAACTACAATATTATTATAGCATATTTAAACTTATTTGTCAACAGAATATTTAAACTTTTCTAAATATTTTTTAATTCTGCTATCTTTTCATCTACACATTGCATCACGAAAGCCGATAAGCTCAAGCCTTTTATTTTAGCCGCCGCCTGATATTCTGCTTTCTTTCCCTTAGAAGCCATTACAGTTATTCGGTCATAGTTTTCTTTCTGATATTTGTTTATGTTATTGTATGCGTCTTGTTTGTTTTTATAAGCCACGTTATCACCACCTTTTATTATAATATAGCATATTTAAACTTATTTGTCAAGTGCGTTATTGTTCAGCCATTCAAATAAATAAAAATTTTTTAAGAATATTTAAACTTTTCTCTTGACAGAATATTTAAACTATGCTATAATATAAATGTAGTAAGGAACTACAGAAAGGGGATTTGAATATGAAATACTACATTATCAATTACGAAAACGGAGAAATGCGACACGGTGAATTTAACAGTTATAGTGAATGTTTGAATTACGCTGAAAGCAATAATGGCGGTTGGGATTTCACAATAGAGGAATACGATAGCATAGAAGAGTATTACGAAAATTTATAGTCAAAAAGTAAATATCGTTTATAATAATTTTTAACGTATGTATTGACAAATTGCTACAAATAAATTATAATTATAATTGCTATTTAGATATATCAAATTTAAGACCGTACCCCTGCGAATGCAAAATCGGGTACGGTCTTTATTTTTAGTTATTGTTATGTTTAGTTAATTCGTAATATGCTCTATCTTCACCATAAATTCTGTTTACAAAACCGTATACTAAGTTTATACTTTTTTGATTGTCAATGCCTTTTACCATTTCAATGATTTTTTCTTTGTATAATTCATTCATAATAAAATCCTCCTAATATTCAATCACTATAAAATTATCATCATTTTCAAGTTCTGCAAGCTTTGTACACAACGTGGATATAAAATACCCTTGTCGGCAGTAAGTTCTGATTAGTGCCTTAAATTCTCTGAAATTTTCGGCTTTAATTCTCTCAGCAATCATAATCTTCCTCCGTCATACCTAATGAGTTTTCTACACAATTAAGGTAATAATCAGCCATATTTGCGAGTTCAGGGAAATATCCGACAATATCAATCGCATAAGTTGGTGTAAACCCACGTTCTTTCTTGTATATTTTCTTCGCCGCATTCAAGTCATATTTCTCGCTACAGAATGTCAATATTTGATGATATAATTCTTTGCGTTCCATATCTGCATATTTGCATATTGCCGATATTCTATTCCTGTTTCGCATATACCACTCTGAAACTTTTGGAACTGGACTACAACTTATCATTCTAACGCCCGATGTGTTAATCTCAGGTTTACTGTTTTTCAAAGCCTGCTCCATTTCGTGAAATCTCTTTATGTACTGTGCGGTAAACAACGTGCCTTTAACACCTGTCATTTTGTGAGCTATAAACTCACAACCCATTTTTGTAATGTTGTAGCAAGGTCTTGTTTTGCCTTGATTGTCCAAATATGTATCGTCACTCCAAAAATCAGCCAATCCAATTTTGGCTTCGCTAAAATAATTAGAATACCTTTTAATATCTCTCAATAATTTAGAGTGTTCTTTTTCAACCATTTCAGCAACTTCTAACGAAGTGATAGAAAAATTTGATAAATCAGATTTTAACGTTACTAAATTTTGCATAAAAATAATACCTCCTTATAAATTTTGTTGACTTTACACAAGAGGTATGATATAATATATTTATCAATCTCTTGTGAGGTTGTGTCTATAAGAGTGTTTTTACTTTCTCAGGGTAGGAAACACTCTTATTTTTTGTTTAAATACTCTAAAACAATCATTCTTACAAGCCCACTTACAGATGTGCCCTTTTCTTTAGCCAATAATTTCAACTGTTGTAACGCTTCACTTGAAAAAAACACGTTTATTCTTTCAGTATTAGACTTTTCTCTCGGTGACATTTTAAACACCCCCTTATATGTGTATAATATCACCCTTTTATAATTTTGTCAAGTACTTTTTTAAAATTTGTTTTAAAAAAAGAGCGGAAATTTCCGCTCTTAATAAAATCATTCAATGTATTCCACATCTACACTCGGCATAGTAACTTGTTTGCCTAAAAGAGTAGTAGAATTCGCTGTACCTTTACATATTCCGTAAACAGTAATATTGTCATTCTCAAGAACACGACGTTCTCCATTTCCGTAATAATAATAACACTCCCATTTATTGCCGTTAGAATCAACTATGTATAAAGTACAACTGTCAAAAATGCCATCGATAACCTGATTAACATTACCCGAAATTATGCAATAAGAACCATTGTAGGCATCGGGGTTTCTTAAGATTTCATTATATCCAAGTTTTTTGCATAAGTTTATAAATTCTTCTTTAGATAGATCTACACCTGATTCCGCAACTTCTGATGTTACTTGGAAATATTGCTGTAAGGAATTATCTGATGTTGATTGTCTATATTTTTCCGCTTCACTACCTTTTGCAAAAATCATACAATTATTAAACGTTATACTTTTTCCCATAAAGGCATAATCATTATAATTTCCTACTTCACCCATTACAGCCAAAACATCATCTCTTTTGATGTCTTTATATTCTTTAGTCATATTAAAAGTACTCATCATAAAACCATCATCAAGAGTAGAGCGAATTATATTACCGTCAACTTCGGAAACTTTAATTACACAAGCTATTTTTACACCGCTCATATTTGTATGGTATTTGTTTAAATCCGAAACAGTAATATGCTTATAATCTCCGGAATTATAAGCATTTAATTCATCCTTAAATAAACCCCCATTACTCAACTGATTTTCTTTTTCGGTATTATCTGTACGAGATATTTGTACGTTACTCGTTTCAGGTATTGTTTCAGTTGATGGTAGGAGAGTTACAAGCATTCCTATAAATATTATAAGAGTGAAAAGTACACAATTTAACATTCTGTTATGATTTAATTTATGTTCATTTTTTTGAAATTTATCAATTACACAACGAACTATTAATATTGGTAAAACTAAAAATAAATTTACAACAAATAAACATACCAAAATAATATTTAGTATTTTTGCAGAAAATATAACGCCAATAATAAGCATTGCGAGAATGCTTACGCAAATCATTATTAAACTTGTTTTTTTATTGCCTGAACTTAACTTATTTTTACAATTCAAACATTTAGTTTGTCCGTTTTGAATTTTTGTACCGCAAATTTCACAGCGATTAACTTTTTCTTTAATCTCTGTTTGCTGTGGAGCGGTTGAATTTTCCTCATTTTCAGGTTTGCTCGCTATTGGTTTTCCGCATTGTTGGCAAAACATTGCAGAATCAGGAACTTTATTTCCGCACCAACGACAAAACACCATATTAGCCATTGGATTTGTTAAGTTTTGTTGATATTGCAATTGCTCTTTAGTTATACCAAGTATATCCTCACCTTTGTCAAGGTATGTATCGATAGCATTTATAGCTTGACTTGTTTCAATACCTGTTAATTTTTTTAGTTCCCTTACCATTAATGTTCTTTGCTCTCTCGGAAATTTCCTTGTAATATCTTCGAGTATACTTACATTTGCAGTCGGTGTTACAACGTTTACTTTCTGCGTTTCCATTGTTATTGTCGGTTTTGCAATAACATTAATCGGAGTAACTTCAACTGTTTTTTTAATTGTTTCTTCTTTTTTAGTCCATTCAGTTGACGGACAACCACATTTTGGACAGCTTGTCGCTTTGTCGCTCATTTCTTTGCCACACTCAGGGCAATTTATCAATGCCATAAAATATCCCTCCCGAAATATATAATATATTACTGCTTATATTGTATAACATATTTATATTTTTGTCAAATTTTATCCTCTTGTATTGACAAGTGAAAAAGCCTTATGATATAATTATTGTAGTAGATATTCATCTTTATCCACAATACTCATTATGTTAGAAAAACCGCACATTTTCAGTGCGGTTTTTTGTTATGCTGTTTTTCTTAAAATTACACTCATTAAGTCATCAAGCAAATATATAAGCTCAGTTCCGTACAGACTTATCCAATCCGCAAGAAATTCCTCTTGTTCAATAGGCATTATCACATCATAAGACATACAAAAAACGTGGCATAGTTCGTGAGCCAAAACACGTCTTAAAAAAGGTCCGTGTAACGCACTTGATAAATACACCTTGTTTACATTTCCGTCCGTCACACCAACCGTTATTGAACCGTCAGAACGTCTTAGATTTTCGCTTAATGGTCTTACAAAAACAATATCCCAATGTCTACCGTTGATTGTAAACATATTACCACCTCAATTCTAAAACAAGGGACGGTTTATCCGTCCCCCATTTTATGCGTATCGTTTTAAGTTATATTTTAGGAATTAATGCCTGAAGCTTTGATTTGAGCATTGATTTTTCTTCAGGTGTTGCATCGGAAATCATTTCCGTAATATCTCCGCTTAACTCACCCATATATTTTTCAAGCTCTTTCATCTTAGCTTGCTTATCTTCCGCGGTATTTCCTTTGTGCATTTCTTTAGTTTCCATATAGCCACGTCTGCTCATACCGCTTCTGCCCTCTCTGCTATCACGCATATTGTTTGAGCTGCTACCGCTTTCACCGCCATAGTTACGACTACCGCCTGAGTTAGAAGAACCACCCTGACTACCTGATGAACTACCTCCACCACTCATATTTCCGCTCGATTGATTTGAGCCACCGCCAGAAGTATTAGGAAAGTACAACCTACCATCCATCCTGTCCATATCTCTCATTTCTTCGGACATCATTTCCACAGGATAAGGCTCAGTATAGTACATTGGCTCTGTATAACCTCTGCGACCACGTCCTCTACGGCTCATAAACTGACCCATAGAGTTCCTTGGTTGTCCTCTGTAGCTACGTCTGCTGTTATCGTCATAAGCACCCTTATAATCATAGTCCTCACCGTATTCAGCTTCGTCCATAGCTTTAGAAATTTTAGCATAGTACTCAGCTTCGCAAAGTTCCTTGATTATTTCAGCAACTTCGCCCATTTCCTTTGTGTCAAGCTGTTCAATACCCTTATCAAGTTCACACTTGGCACACTCCGAAAGCTTTTCGACCATATCGTGAATATGTTTGATGTGCATATATACTCCTCCTTTCCTTACGCAACTCTAACTACAATAAGATTTGCATTTTGAACTTCTATTGCTTGTGTTGAAGTATTCTCAACCGCAACTGTCACACAACAACCACAAGGAACATCAATGTATGTCTGTGTAGATACGTTAAAAAATTCCTCCACCGCCGCAGGAGTTACAATCATCTGAGTTGCAAGTAAAGGTTCACCATCAACCGCAATAACAAGTGAAATTTCCTCAACTGTACCGCCTGTTGGTATTTGGATATTGCCTGAAAATGCAACAAGATAACGTGCAAACTTTTGGTTTGTATGACCTTTTAAGCGAACTATTCCGCTTCCCTCTCTGTGCTGTATGCAACGTGTAGGGCATACAGGTGTTTCATCGAATATTACATTACCATTTAAGGCAACTGTTTGTAATTCTACATTTGTAAATTCTGCCATATAAATAACCTCTCTTTCATATTTTTAAAAAAATAAGGGCAAACCTTTTGTTTGGTCTGCCCCTTTAGTAAGTAAAACTGCACCTAATCGGCAGACATATCATCAAATCGTGATAAGATACTTAATATTTTATTTTGGTTTGCAATAATGGTTTCAAAGTATTCTCTATCTTGCTTTTGCAGTTCCCTCATAAGGTCATCGGTTGAGGCTTGTTTTTGAGTTTGCTCATAAACTGCCATCTGTAAAACGACAGAAAATATAGCTAAGATATCGAAAAAACTTTGGTTAGAATCATTTGGCATTAAGCACCGCAACCACAGCCACAGCTATTGTAGCTATATCCGTTGTTGAAGCCTGAGAACTGTCCGCAACAATTTGTTGGGAATGTAACAGGTGTAGGTGGCTGTACCACATAAGCATTTACAGGGCAATCAGCACCAAGTCTGCGAATAAGCTCCGCTGTCTGTGCTTCCTGATTTGCTGAAAAATAAGAATTTTGTCTGCTTAACATAAGCTCTGTCTGCAATTCAGAAATCTTACTGTCTTTATCGTCCATTTTTGACTGAACTAAGAAATCAAGAATTGCTCTTGTATTGCTGTTCTGATTATCAAGAATATCTCTTGTGTTGTCGCTCATTGCGTGCTTAATATCACAAGTTTGAGTTGCAATATTATAGTTTACACCATCAATAGCACGCTGTGTTTGGCAACAACAATCAGCTAACTGTGTGCTTAGATTGTTAAATCCCTGCTGTGTCTGATAACCAAGTGTGCAAATTGCGTTATCTACACCGTGGAAACCATTTGTGATAGTGTTGTTAAGAGCATAAGTGCTATCTGCAATACCGTAAGTCTGCTGATCAAGCTTTGAAATAAGTGTCTGCTGATCAACTGCGGCACGAACATCAGCCTGAGTAGCACAAGGAGAAGAACAGTTATCACCAAAGCCTCCAAAACCACCGCCAAAGCCAAAACCGCCTCTGCCAAATCCGCCGAATAGTGCAAATAGGATTATTAAAGCCCACCAACCACCATCGCCGAACATTCCGTTACCATTGCCATTGTTACCGTAAGAATAACCCACAGGAGCAACAGGCATTGTAAAAGCTGTTGAATTGTTAAACATATTGTTACCTCGCTTTCATTATAAAATATATTTTTACAAACAGAGTTTATTAATTTATGCCGGCAAACTCTGAAATGTACTACATACCAAATTGTGATTTAATCTGTTTGAGTGCATCGTCTGCATTAATTCCTTTTTCTTTGCACATATTTCTTGCGAGTTCTTCAAGCCCTTTGTTATCACCTTTATGTAACATATCCATAGCATTTTTTGCTATTGGATTTTGCATAACCTTAGAATTATTCATAATTTGTTGCATAAATTGCTGAGGATTTTTAACTGAGTTCATCATTTGAAAAATGTTATTCATCTACATTCGCCTCTTTCTTTGTTCTGCTTGTCGCAGGCTTGCTTAGTTTGTCAACTTTGTCCGATAGTTCTTCAAGTCTTTTGTAAATACCCTCAGCAAGTTCATTTATAAGGTTATTTCTTGTGTTTTCAACTTCATCCGATAAATTACTCGGTTGACCATCAAAAACAGGTTTAAAGCTTAAAATTTGCGTTGTGCCATTTTGTAGCCATTGCTTGGCATATATTTCTGTTCCGTCCGCTTTTGGGAAATAGTAAGTGTTTCCGTCCATTGGAATGTCAGTCGCTTTTACTACTTCAATACTGTCAACAACTTTAACCATAGGGCTAAATGTTTGCATAGGAACTGTCATTTGTTGTGGTTGAATATTCTGTTGCTGAGATTGTAACTGAGCCAATCTATCCATATAAGGACTTGTAATCGGTTGTTGATATAAAGGCTGTTGAAATTGTGGATAATTATTCATCGAATAACTCGGAAATTGTGGCATACGGATTTTCCTCCTTAACTTTTTGTAGTGCTTCAAAAAATGCTTCTAAACATTCCATAGTATAAACAATCGGAACATTGCGTGTCCTTCCGTTTGCGTAATACATTTCTATAATTTCTTTTTTCAGCATATCAACTCCCCCTTTTATTTTGAATTATAGCATAAAAAAAAAGACGTGAAACGCCATAAATACGACAATTTCACGTCATTATTAAGTTTTTAGTCCATATTAAGTATTAGCTTGGGGGAATTGTATATATGGACTAATTAAAATTAAATTTGAAAACAACATTGACATTTAATTCATCATCAGTTTCTGTGATTACTATTTTATCAATGGTCTCAGCAACTACTTCTCTGTCAATGTTTTTTATGTTTCGGTATTTCAATAAATTTTCAATCCATCGATTTTTTCTTTGATTTTCTTCTTTTTTGTGATTCTGTATAACCTCTAATTGAGATTTGATAAAATCTTCTTCTCTTAAATATTCTTCTTTGTATTCTAAATACTCTTCTTTAGTCAATATACCATCTTTATAATCTTCATACAAAGATTTCTTTAGCTTTAAGTTTTTCTCTAACATTAATTGGTATTTTTTTACTTCCAATTCATTATTAGGTTTTTCGCAAGTTTTAGTATAGTTTATTTCTCCGATTTTCTGTATTTGTTCATTAATTTTATCCAAGACTATTTTTTCAAGAGTATTGTAAGTAATATAATTACGTTTACACATATCTACTCCGTACCTTTTATATGTTCCACATACATAAGATACAATTCTTTTGTCAGCGTTATATCGTGAAATCTTAGCCATTGCTCTGCCACAATTTCCGCAAAACAAATAACCAGCAAACGGACTTATATTATCATTCAATCCCATTTGACGTGTATTCTTTTTTAAAAGTGTTTGAGTTGTTTCCCACGTATCAATATCTATAATTGGCTCGTGAGTATTTTCAGCCATAATCCAATTTTCCACATCATTCTTTTTTGCTTTTCCTCTTACAGTCTTGCGAATTGATTTATTTTGGACCATATTTCCTATATACATTTCATTTTTAAGAATATTATTAATGGTGCTATACGTCCAATAATATGTTGAATCCATTTTGTTGCAGTTGCTATAATTAAATCCGTTAAGTTTCTTATATTCTGACGGACAAGGAATTTTTTCGTTGTTTAATATTTTAGCAATACTTATTTTTCCTACTCCGCTGTTGTATAAAGCAAAAATTCTACGGACAACTATCGCCGCAACTTCGTCTATTATAAGCTTGTGTTTGTTTTTCGGATCTTTAACGTAACCATAAGAAGCAAATGCCCCAACAAATTTACCCTCGGCTTGTAATGCTCTGAATGAAGTCTTGACTTTTCGGCTTATATCCTTGCTGTAATGAGCATTAAATATATTTTTTATAGGCATAATAAATTCATCGTTGCTTGTAGTACTTATAGTATCATATCCGTCATTAATAGCCACAAAACGTATATCGTTGACAGGGAAAAATTTCTCAAGATACTCACCAACTCCGATATAATCTCTTCCAAATCGAGATAGATCCTTAACGATTATACAGTTAATTTTTTCATCCTTAACAAGATTAATCATTCTCTGAAAATCAGGACGTTTAAAATTTGTTCCTGTAAAACCATCATCAATAAATTCGCCAACAACATTGTAATCTTCAAAGTTATTTCGGATATAATCATCAATAATCATTCTTTGAGATAGTATACTGTCGCTTTCGTCTTTGTCTCCGTCCTCTTTGGACAAACGTAAATATTTTGCAATATTCCACACTTTACCCACGTTATTACCTCCTCATATTATGTTAATTTAAAGTATAATACACTTTTAAAAAAATGTCAACAAAAAAAGGTCGCCTTAGGCAACCTTTCCCTTTTCTGTTGTGTTTTCGTGGCTTTTAATTAATGCAACAATTACTTCTTCTAAAGTTTTTTCGCCTGTTGTAGAATATGTAACAGTTATTTTTTTCTTTTTACTCAATTATACCACTTCTTTCTATTTTATTTGATAAGTTTTTAATTCTTCTGTCTACTGTTCGTGTTGACATTCCTAAAGCGAATGCTATCTCTTGAACACTTTTTGATTTTGACAGACAATTAAATATATGCAACTCATCATCATTAAAATTACAATTATTTATTATAAATTCAAGTTCCGGCTTAGTTAATGAGGATAAATATTTTCCCATTCGCATAAGCCTTATTCCTTTCTATTCGTTTTTTATGTAACTTTTTATTTCCGCATACTTACCATTTTGTTTGCATTTGGATAGTATTTCTTCAATCTGCTCTATCGTTCTACCGATATCTAAGCTAAGCTGATTAAGATTTTCACCCCTTACAACAGAACCGCAAACTATAACTTCTGTTATATCTGTTATCGGATTCGGGTTCAAAACAAACACATTTTTAATTTTTTCGGGCTTATATCTTTGTTTTGTAAGTCCCATAAAGGATTTCATTGACCGTATACTTGCAACCGACCTATTTAGCAGGTTTGCAATATATGTGTTTGTTTTACTTTCGTAAAGTGACTTTAATATATTAATTTCATTCTCTGTCCACTTCCTTTTCTCGGTTTTTCTTCTTGTTCTCGGCTTCACTTTTAATTCCTCCGTTTTTTAGTTACTCCGCATTGTAACTATTTTCGTCAATCAAATCCTTAAATTTCTCAAAGGCTCTGATTGATACTTTATTGTTTTTCTTTGTATCTTTAAGATTTACAGACAAATGTTTGTCTATAATGTTTGACAACTCTCTCGCAAGAGTTTTCTTACCTTGCAGAAGTCCGTCACGATAGCCTTTTTGCGGTCTGTATTCGTCAATCTTTTTCTTGCCTATGCCTTGACTACCACTTGTTTTGTTTAGACGCTGATAGCCATTTAAAGCAGCGTCTTTTATGTAAAACTGTTCTTTTTTGTCAAGCTCAGATAATGGACAATGTAAAAATTCAATTTCCCAACCATACGGATTTTTGTCCGAATACAATCCGTGTTTTTTTAGACTTAAATCTATGTGCTGATACCCTACAAGATGTTGTGCAAGCCTTGTAAGAATGTGTTTAGCTTGCCCGATGTATGCGTATTTTACTCCGTCCTCGTCTTTTCGGGTTAAAAAGTAAATTCCGCTTTGTTCGTCAAGCTTAGGGTTTATTTTAAGCAACCGCTTTTTATTGTTTGCCTCAATAGCCTTTGCCCGCATAAAGTTTTTATTCAAGTCAATCACTCCTTTTAAACTTCATCATCTTGCGGAAATCTGAAATATCTTTCAAAGTTTGTTGCCGTAAGATAAGTGTCTGTGTTCTTGTTGCTGATTACAACAGAACCGCTACAACCTTTTATCACATCAGGTAAAGTCATATTTTCAATATCCGCTCCGTACATAAACTCGCCTGCGTATGTTGATCTTAACAACTCCATAGCCTTGACTGCTTTTTCTTCGGTAGAATAAACTGCTATTATGGTTTTAATGTCGGAAAATATTTTTGAGTGTACTTCTATAACAAATTTTACGCCAAAAGCTTTCTCGATATTCAACATACATTTATCATAAGGCAAATCCGTCATTCCGTCTTGTGAAATTATTCTCATTGTTTTTTAAGCTCCTTTCCACACTTAGGGCAATACTTAAATCCAAGTGTTTGCATAGCTTGTAATTTATCGGGATTTTCGCAATCGCACTGAGTTTCTTCGATTTTGTTGACGTCAACAAAATGGTCTGTGTATTTTGTGAAGTACCATAGCAATTCGTCCTTAAATTCTTCTATTGCTTGCTCCGCTATTTGTTCCGAAATAAAATATATTTGACCGAAACTTCTTATACAAGTATCCCAAGACACAAAAAGTTCCTCACCATCAAAATCATATACAATATACCACTTGCTTTGAATGATTTTGCCCCAATCAATCTCACCCTTGTTATGCTCAACTGCAAATCTGCGGAGCTGTCGCATAAGCTTATCCGCTCTTGCATTGTTTTTGGCTACTGTTTCATCGGAATAATAGTTTGCAGTTTTATAATATCCATTATCTTCAAAATTTTCTGTTTCTTCTATTGGTAAACAAATATCTCTATTATCTATTTCTGCATTCCTTGATACAAAATAAAATTCGCCTTTCTTAACTCTCTCATATCCTGTCATACTTGCCACCTCTCATATCTTTTCAAATCTGTATTTCTGCTTAATATTCGGGTATTTTTCACGGTCAACCTCTGAGAAAAACATATCCATTGGTCTTGCGTATACTTCGTTATCACCGTACAAAGCTTGATATATTACAAGAAGCCCCTTTGTTTCAGTATGTGTTGCAAATCCTTTAATCTTGTATGTGTAACATTGTCTTTCTTTTAATTCCTCGTCTAAAGTTTCATACTTGAAATGTTTTACAACATCACCGACTGAAAATTGTCTTTCTTCGCCTGTTTTAAAATCTTTCTGTATCACCGTTCCGGAAAAACCATTATCTAATTTTTCTGTATTTGGAATAATAGGCTTTTCTTCATCTCCGTCCATAAAATTTAAATACTTATTCAAATACCAAACCGCCTTTTTTATATCCTCAACACCACCTTTGTGCTTATGCCTGTAAAGATATTTGAAAGCATTTAGCATACAGAAATTTCCGACCGCTTCATCGCCAAACACATCTTCCATAACGTCAATACACTCATACTTCCCCATATTATAATGCGATGGGTGATTTACTTTTCCGCTCATATTAATAAACTCCTTTCTGATTTTCCTCAATGTCCTCAAAAATAGTCGGTATCAAAGTTTTCAGCTCTCTCAATAAAGGAATGGTAACTTCTCGCATTTGAGGATGTGATGAATTTGGCACTCTCAGTTTAAAGAAATTTCGCCACTCACGATAATTTGCTGTAATCGTAATCTCTGTCTTTGTGCTTGTCGGTAATACTGAACGTGCAATTTGTGGACTTGCTCCTAATTCTATCATTCGTAAGTAATGTTTTTCGGCATCTTCCATAGCTAAAATCCATTCTCTGATAATCAGTTCAATAGTATCGGAATCCAAATTTTTGTTATTTTCAATTTCAATTCCGTTGCGAATGTCAATAACATTAATTTCGTTGTTGAACTTGTCCTTAGAATAATTGCAGTATCTTGTGGATTCCTGTGCGAAAGAAGCTATTCTATGCCTTACCAATTCGTGAGAAATACCTCTGTCAACGATAAACTTTACGGACAAAGAAGAATGCTCAATCATTGCCTCGTGACCTTTGTTTATAAGCATTTTAACGAACCTTTTAGCACTCTCACCGTCCTCTATGATATTGCCCTCACTCTTATAGCAAACACGTCCGATTCTTTCGATGTGTTTTAATTCGTCAATTCCGTTTAGGGAAATCGGAGTTAAAATTTCAAATCCCGATTTAATTATGTTCATATCAGTTTACCCCCTTACACTTGTTGCAGTAATGCTCAAATTCTTGTATGTGATAGTTGAACTTTATATGCCAATTCTCTTTTAACCAATCTCGGCACTCTTCCCAAGTGTCGAACTGTTCTTGTTCACCTTTATCTCCTGCATCCGCTCCGCAGTTATCACACCAACCAACATATTTACCAACTGTTTATCAATCATTATCAAGATCCTCCTTATTTAATCAAACACACTTATTTGATCACTCGGCTTGTAGTTAAGCATTTCGTTCTTAGCTTTATTATAAAACTCTTTCGATATTTCAAATCCGTAACAACTTCTGTTCAGTTCCATACAAGCTCTTAATGTGCTACCACTTCCTGCACAAGGATCTATAACAGTATCGCCCTCATCTGTGAATATCTCAATAAGTCTTTTCAACACATTATTCGGTTTTTGTGCCGGATGAATTTTAGGATACTCTTTTTTATTATCTCTCTTCCACTCAAACCAATTAAATATCATACGTCCGTCATTTCTAAACTTAGGTAGTTTATCTCTATACAAAATTAAAGCATATTCAGTAGCTCCGCAAATTCTCATATTCGCCTTTAAAACTTGTGGGCTGTAATTCTTGCAAAACACCAACGGAATATTATGTTTAAATCCGTGCTTTTCAGCATATTTTATAACTGTTTGTATCTGTTCAAACGCACAAAACACGATCATACACGGTGCGTCAGAACTTTTCCCTCTGCCATTGCTTTTCTTAGGCTCTTTCTTTAATAACTTATTGCAAAAATGAAAGTATTCAGCAATATTAAAATTAAAGTCTGAATTAAATGCCGCCTTACCTGCAAGTTTACTTTCACCATTCTTATTGTCCCCCCCATTGTACCATGCAGGATTGCTTCCGTAAAAATTAGTACCTACATTGTATGGAATATCTGCAATAACTAACTGTGCCTTTGGTATTCCGTACCTTTTGTAATTCTGAAAATTATCGTTGTATAATTCACATTTAGATTTTGTGTATGTATTCATTATATCCCACCGCCTTTTATTCTTTCCGCAAGTCTATCAATCTTTTGAGATTTGTATTCTTTAACTCGTTCGGCATTGTTATATATTAACCTTAAAAATTCAAGACATATTTCGGCATCTGCCATTTCCTCAGCAATATTTTCGGTATTTATATCTCCGTATCTTATCGACTTCGATAATTCCTTTGTCAGCTCCGCCATTTCTTCCATAGCTGTGACTTTTTGCACATTCACACCATAGTGACATATTGCTGACTTTAGTATTGATAGATGATTTTCGTTCATTGTCGTTCACACTCCTTAATACTTAATATTTAAATTTCCGTTTTCGTTCAGCCAATCAATAACAAATTTGTAACCTAAACCATTATGCGGAACCCAAAGCCCTTGCTCATCAAATTTACCGCCACGCATTACATAATCGTATTTCTTTGGCTCAATTTCTTTCAGCCTTAAAAACCTATCCGTATCTTGTGTTATTCCAAACATACAGAATACACATCCTGTTCTATTCGCTTTGGTCGTTGCAAGTTTTGTATTCATAAAGTTACTATCATAATAATTTCCATCATCATCTTTATAAACAACCTCGCCATATGCTTTTGCAATTTCTAAATCATAGAGTTTTATGTATTGCAAAATATCTTGTTCTGTCCAAAAAGAAATAGGATTACTAACAGGTGTTTTCATTTCAAAACCATTGCAACCGTTCCTTAACCATTGACACGTTCGCATTCTACTCTCATCTGCCATAGTACCAATGTAAGGTTTTCTTCCCGTTTGTTTTGCATATTTTTTTGCAGGTTTTTTCTTCATTTCATTGCAACACTGATGACTTATACGAAATGGAGCATCCAAAAGGAACTTCCATTTTTCTTGATTATACAAACTTTTTCTTCCTTGCTTATCTTTTGCTGTTCCTAATAATTTTTCAAGTCTATAAGAATAATATCCTTTATCGCTATTTAACCCTTTAATAGCTTGGCTGACACATTCTGCAACTTCTTTACTGATGATAGGGTATCCATAACAAGTGATAACTTCTAAAAAGCTTTTATCTGGTTTAATTACCTCATTAGCAACTTCTGTTCCGTGAATACGAACACTATCATTTTCAAGTCCTGTGTTTATAAAAACGTGCGGTACATCAGGGTACATCTTTCTTACTATGTCACCAAGAACATCGCTATCCTTACCACCACTCCTTGAAACATATACATTGCCATCGTAATGCTCATACCACTCACGAATTCTGTTTTGTGTCATTATTATTTTTTGTTCAAGCGGTAATGATTGCTTTTGTTTCAGTTCCCATATTTCGTGCTTACCCATCTTTACCCTCTCTTTCCCTACACTCTATTCTTATCACGCCACCGTCAAGCTCCGCTCTGAACTTGTGCTTTTTAACAAATTCCAAAACCGCTAAAAGCATCTCCGTCTTGCATCGACTTATAGTCAGCACATCATCTGTAGCGGTTATCTCAATTTCCGTTCCACCGTTTGAATTACATTCGTCTGTAAGTAATTCAAACAATTCTGTTATGTATTTGTTCATTTCTTCCTCTCTTGTAACTGAGCTTGATTTGCCATATCGATAATCAGCTTGGCAGTGTATAAGCTTATATGCTTATTCTCATCATCAAGCCTTTCCGATAGACTTTTCAGCGTTTCTCTCGCATTCTTCAATAACTGAGCAGTCTTCTCGGTTTCGATTACAGCCTTTTCAAACTCATATTCTCTTATAAATCTTTCGTTATAATTAAGCCAGCTATATATCGTAGAACTATGAACGTCTAAACGACTCGCTATTTCTTTTATCGGAATATCCTCGTGAAGTAGCATTTGTATCGCTGATAACTGTGCATCCGTTAATGCTTTTTTTGTTTTCATTGTCTTTCACCACCTAAATAATCGTTACGTCTATATCTTGAAGCAGAGCCTTTTGAAGTTCCTCAATGCTCACATATCCCTCATTTACGGTCTGTGCAAGCTCCACCGTTTCATTGAATACCCGTCTTATTCGTTTCCGCCCGTAGCCCTCTTTATTATTTAAAACCGTAAACATCAACGTCATTGCGTTAGTCAAACCCTGTTTACTCCATTCATCCTGCATACTTTCAAGCTTTGATTGTTTGAGCGTAACAGTAGGATTTTTCTTTACATTTTTTGCTTTTGCCATAGTTCTCGCCTCGTTTTTTCATTTTTCTTCAAAGATTGCAAGTATATTTATAATCTTTACTCGCTATAATGCAGATTTACTGCTCAGCAATTATGTATTACGCCTTTTGAATTGCATTTTTTAACGCAACCAAAACATTTTTACCCAAAAAGGTAAATCACTTGTTGCTATTGAATAGTCAATTATTATTGATAATATCAACATAATAATGCATATCAACAATATTGTAGAGCCTTTCATTCTTCCTCACTCCAATCCAATGCTTGTCCGCATTCAGGACAATATTTTGCACTTTCATAATCCGTTTCAAACACGTACCGACAATTAGGACAATATCCCGTGTCGTATATTATATTTCCGTTATCATCATGTCCGTCACCCTCATAATCGGGCGTTCTCGGTATTTGCTTTTCAAGAGCTTCTTTTGCTTTTTCAAGCCAATCGAAATCATAACTTGTCATTTCATATCCAAGACTTTCATCGTAATGATATTCACTGTTTAAAACTTCACTTATACACTTTATTGCTTCTTCAGCTCTCATTCTTCCTCACCTCTCAACTTTCCGGAATTTTCGGATAGTTCAAAATTAACCCTCATATTCATAAATTATTATTGCTATATACGATGATTGGTATTTACCTAACTCAAACTGTATTTGTACATCGTCAAGTCCTAAATGTGGGCGTTTGCTGAACCATTCGCTTAATTCCTTTTTAAAATCACGCAAATTACCAAAACTTTCTATTATATCAACGTGTAATTCTTTTGTTTTTTCGTATATTTTATGCTCTATAGCTGTATAAATCAAAAAGCAAACAGCAAATATCGCATCCACACAAATTACAGGTAAAACAAGTTCTAATATTGTTTTAATATCCATTCTTAACCCTCTTTTTTTGTGTACTTGTAGCACTCATTTCTTTCATAATTTCAAGTGAATTTCCGCACTTTATATTATTTTCAAGGATTGAAACCGCAATTAAACCCGTTGTCGCAGGTGATTTCGGGAAATATTTTATAAACATATCAAAAAGCCGTTGTTTGCTTTCTTCTACATTATCAGCTTGTATATCTATCCCGTATATGCTCTGCAAGGCTGTCAGTCCTTGTTCAACGGTTTTGCACCGTTTTAATTTTCTTTCAAGGATTTCCACAAGGAAGTTACCGTTACCGCAAGCAGGCTCTAAAAATGAGCTTTCTATGTTATCCCACATTTCTTTTGGTATCAAGTCACACATAGATTTTACTTCACGCTCTGCCGTGAAAACTTCCGCAAATTCCTTTACCCTCTTTTTAGACTTAATCTGTTTCATTCTGCATTTCCTTTAACTTTTCTTTGGCTTGTTCTCTGCTTAACATTGCATACTCCGAATTGACTTTAACAAGCATATTTTCTATGTATTCGGGGTTATCATCGTATATAAATATACCGTTTTTTAATATTGCAATAATGCTTATTTTTCCGTTTTCTCTTACGCATAACTCATCTTCGCCTGTTTCGGGATTTTCGGTTGATATTCGGTATGTTGTATCACCTAATTTAATCGGCGGTACAATATCGCTATCTTCAATCATCGGTACAATTACACCGTTTTCAAGTAGAAAATCTGCTATATTCTCAGCTAATCTACAAGACTTACCTATATTCTCCATTAAGGAAGTTTTAATTAAATCTACTAATCTTTTTTTCATCTTATACCTCTCTTTCTATAAATACTTCTGCCTGCTGTCTACCAAATATAACCGCCTCGTTATGAGTATCAAAGAATATGTCTATTCTTCTATTTTGTATTGCACAACCGCAGTCCTCAGATATGTATGTATGTCCGTTAATTACAACCTTTGAGCCGTAAGGGATAATATTCGGGTCTACGGCTATTGTTCGCCCTGCCTTTGCTTTCGTTCCTGTCGAAGTTATTCCGTCCGATTTACCGCAACATTCATCACAAGGACAGTAAGCAGTTAGTTCAAACACTCCTAAACTCTCCAAAATCGGCTCTGTTTTTGTTTCTGTTTCTATTGGTTGAGCAGTTACCTCAATAGGTTTTATAATCTCTGTATAGGTTGTTTTTTCGTTTGCTTGTGCATTGATTAAACAACCTGTAGCAAGTCCAATCGTAAATGATAAATATATAGTTAGCAAAAATTTTACAAATTTAGGTTTTATCATAAACAAAACATCCTTTATTAATCAAATTTATAATTAAGTACATTATCAAGTGCTTGTTCTGACATATTTGAGTAATCAACTTCGTTTGTATCAGTGTAGTTGTTAAATTTACTCGGTTTAGGTTTCGCATTGTGTTGATTATATTTATCTTTCCAACACTCGTTCTCAAACCACGTTGAAGCATATTTAATATACTTTGTATCGGTTTTTTTCGATGCCACCATTTCCGCATAAGCTTTCAATCCGCTCTCAACAACCGTGTACGGTGTGCCTTTTTTTCTTGATTGTATGTAAGATTTAAATGCTGAACTCTTGCCCGCTTTTCTCGGATATAATTCCCATAACTTCTCAAATTCCTTTTTTAGAGTTTGAATGTCTAATTCAAAATTTGTTGTATCATCCACCTTCAAAGGGTCATTCGGAGAACACTCGACAACCTTTATCTGTCTTTTAGAGCTGTCGTTACACGAATATTCTATAGTTATATATCCACGTTCTCTAAGCTTAGAAATCCAATTTGATACACTCTGTTTTGAGCAACTGTACAAATTCGCAAAGTATTCATTGCTCGCCCAACAGTAGCCTGATTGACTGCTTAAAGCAGTAATTTCACCGTACAGCAGTTTTGCATTTGGTGGAAGTTCAGCATCGTATCTTACGTTTGCAGGGATGACGGCGTAATAACCTATTTTTTCTTCTTTCATCTCCGCACTCCTTTAATTTACTTCCATACTTAATTTCAGAACGGTAAATCATCATCATACTCATCTGTATTTAATATTGAAAATGTGTCATCTTGCGGTCTTGGTGGTACAGTTGGTGCGTTTTCCTCAGAATTTTTCTTTGTTTCTCCAAAACTAACCTCACTTGCCACAACCTCAGTAATGTAATTTTTCTTTCCGTCCTGACCATCCCAAGTTCTTGTCTGTATTCTACCTATGACAATTATCATCTTGCCCTTTGTGAAATAGTTGCAAACAAATTCTGCAGTCTTACTCCAGGCAACACAATTTATAAAGCTTGTTGTTCTGTTTTCGCCAAATCCATCATCAACAGCTACCGTAAAATTTGTAACTGCAGTTCCCGAACCTGTATATCTAAGTTCAGGGTCTTTTACAAGTCTACCCATCAATACAACTTTATTTATCATCTTCAATTACCTCTCCTGTTTCAGGATTTACAACTATGGCATCTATCGGCTGTTCTGTTTCAATTATTGGTGTAAACGTGCTATCATTTGTGTTAAACTGATAATCTTTCTCGTCAGATGTTATAAAATCAGATTTAAGCGGTGCGTATTTCAAAACTTTCTTGACAAGAGTTTTCTTCGCCATTTCCTCAGGGTTTGTCTGCCAAGGTCCGTTATTGTATGTCTTAGAATATCTCTGTCCGTGTTTCAAACATTCCTCATAACTCATTACCTCAAAAGCATATCCACCGCTCTTTAGCTTATATACCGCATATACCCACTCAGGCTCTCCACGATTTGTCTTTGCCGGAACGTGTTTTAGGTCAGCATTTAAGCCATACTGAAACTCAAACACATCATTGCTGTATACTATGTGTGCATCTATGCAACAAAACTCGCCGCTTCTGTGTGCAAGGTCAATCAACCCCTTATAACCTATCTGAAATTGACATTGTCTGCCATACGGTATCAAATAAGCTTGTCCAAGTGGTGTATTAGGTTCAAGTCCAAGCTGTGCTGCCTGCAACATAGAACCAACAAAACTCTCGGGAGAACATTGTGATAGTTTCGGATTGTTGGTTATTGCAGTAAGCACCATTCTTGAAAAACGTTCCGCTGTCATTACTCTCGGTAATGCCTTTGAAATCGCACCCGAATACAACTTAACAAAATCCTGAATTGTCTGTGGTTGTTTCTTGTCTAAATTATTGTTCACCTTATTTGCTATTGCTCCCATTTTAATTTGCCTCCTTAATAGTTAATCTTCTGTAATTATTTATTTCCATATAGTCCGAAACATCGATATTCGGATTTTCTTCAAAGAACTTTTGATAATTAAAAGTTGTTCTCTCAAAGTTCTTCCAAGTAACTCTGTATGTATCGTTTTCAGCTTTCTCGTTATTACCAAGCATAAGCTTAATTTCTTGCTCTATCTGAGTTTTTTCTGTTTCTGCTTGCTTAATAAAATCGCGTAATTCCGCACGTCTTTTCAACAGATTATCCGCACTCGGAAGAAGCTTTATTGTTTCACCATTCGCAACAGGATATATGTTATTTATAGAACTGCTGTTTTGCTCCGTTCCACTTGGTAATGGCGGTATTTGCTTAAGTACATTATTTTCCCAAAAGCTTTTCTCAGCTTTCATCAACGCCTCAATTTCTTCTTCATCACGTTCAATCGTGAATATTTCAAAACCTTTGCCTAATATAAGTACCGCCAAATACCATTTGTCATATCCTGTAACAGCCATATAGTGCATACATTGACAATAATATTCTTCGGGATATTCACCGTTCTTGTAACGTTTCAAAGTCAATGTGTTTGCGGTCTTACATTCAAGCCCTGCACGTTGCCCGATAATAAGTCTGTCAACATTTGCAAACGCATAAGGATATTTCTGATTTTTTATAAAATCTTTTGACTTTCTGACCTTTAACCCTGTTTGTTCTATAAATCTTCTCGCTACATATTCTTCAAGGTCACGTCCTTGTCGCATTGCCTCGGTATCTTCCTTTTCGGGTACAAGACTAAGTTTATCCGCATATACATCAAATGCAGTCTTATATTTGCCTAATCCTACAATAGCACCTGCATCAGAGCCACCTATACCTTTTTTTCTTGCATTAATCCATTCTGTTCTGTTCATCATTTACTAAATGCCACACCCTTTTCATTTCACATTTTAAATGAGGTAATAACTCCTCTATATCCATATTATCCATACACGACTGACAAATATATCCGTCACCTGTATCAATATACTTCTCATCAATATTACATACTCCGTAATCACAAGCCTTACATTCTAATAACTTTTTCGGCTCAGGTGCTTCATCGGGTGTTAGATATGCGGTGTGTTCTATATTATTCAACACTTTTCACCGCCTTAGCTTCTGTTTCATAACTCTTAAATATCGAGTAACATTCCTCAAGCATATACGCAATCCCTGAAAAAAATCCGATTAACAACCACTCACCACCAACGGCAAATTTCCCACGTTCAATCAAAGCCTGCTCTACGCCCATTTTACAAGTAATTATCCCAAGAACTATCAAGCCTATGTACATAACCGCCTTAACAGCTCTTTTCTGTCTACATCTCGGACACAAATATCCGCTTTTCGGAATTTTAGCATTTATACTTACATTCCAATCCTTACCGCACTTGTTGCAATCCTCGTAACGTCTTCCTTTTTTATCTTTCATCTTCTTAACCTCCTTAAATCCAAACGAAAATTATCTCTTGGTTTTATAGCTTCCGATTTTTCAGTATACAATATGCTTTTATGAGCATATTTTTCATATTTACCATTTGCCTTGCATTCCGCAATCGTGTTTTCCACAGTATCAACACTTCTCGAAAGAATATCCGCTATCTGTTCAATAGGCATTTTCTCTGAATAATACAAGCAAATCAGCCACTCAGTATCTTTTGTAAATGGTCTGTTTAATTCATCATAAGTTCGTATGGAACTGCCCCCACGATAATGCAACGGTACATCGTATTTCTTATATTTTCCACACTTACGACAAGCTTGACGGTCTTTATCGTGTATAGTAGTGTCTGTTCTTGTAACTTTTGCACCACACTCACATTTGCACGTCAGCCTAATTCTTCCGTGGTGGTCATACCATACACTTTTAACTGTCAATCTGCCGAATTTCTTGTTTAAGTATTTCTCTTCATCAGTAGTAATAGGAATTTTCTTTTTATCAGATTTAACACACCCACAAGAAATTACTCCGTTTTTACGAAAATAACTTGTGGTCACAACAGTTTCATTTCCACAGTCACACTTGCAAAGCCATTTTATATGACCAAATTTTGTTTTTCCAACAGGCTTTATTGCAGTAAGCAGTCCGTTTCTCTGACCTGTCAAATCTTTTGGTCTACTCATCATTCATCACTTCTTCTACAAACTCACCGTTTTCAAGCTTGTAATATGTATCTTCTTTTATTTTCTTGCCGTCTACTTGTACGGTTTTAACGCAAAAAGGGATAAATTTTTTCTCGATTTCATCATATTTCCACTCAGCCAAAGTTATCCAACTGCCTTTTTTTGCTTTAGCTTTTCCGCCCATTCCTGCACAACAGATAACGCAATTTTTACCCGAACTTGCAAGCTGTGAGCCATAACCCGAACTTGCAAGCTTTGAGTAGTCACCCGAACTTGCAAGCTGTGAGTAGTCACCCGAACTTGCAAGCTTTGAGCCATAACCCGAATTTGCAAGCTGTGAGTTATTACCCGAATTTGCAAGCTGTGAGCCATAACCCGAATTTGCAAGCTTTGAGTAGTCACCCGAACTTGCAAGCTGTGAGTAGTCACCCGAACTTGCAAGCTTTGAGTTATTACCCGAATTTGCAAGCTTTGAGTAGTCACCCGAACTTGCAAGCTGTGAGCCATAACCCGAACTTGCAAGCTTTGAGTAGTCACCCGAACTTGCAAGCTGTGAGCCATAACCCGAACTTGCAAGCTTTGAGTAGTCACCCGAACTTGCAAGCTGTGAGCCATAACCCGAATTTGCAAGCTGTGAGTTATTACCCGAATTTGCAAGCTGTGAGCCATTACCCGAACTTGCATTAGTGTTTTTTTCATTGGTCTTGCTAAAAACAAACTCAACGCTCGCTTTAATAAACGCATTAAGGTCAAGTTTTGCACCGATTTTCAATTTTCGAGTACAAAACTTTTTATTATCGTCTGTTTTTACTTCGTCCAACGCTTCAACTTCCGCAAATTCTGTCAAATCGCCGTTATCGTCAATTAATGGATAAAAGTCTAACGTGTCAAGCGGATTTTCGCAAAAGTGCATTCCGCTATTGCATATCTCAGCTTTTTCTTCTTCAAAAACAGTATGCTGAAAATACTGTTTTTCTCTGCAAATTAAACCTTTTTCAAATGCTTTATAACCCTTCACTTTGTATTCCTCCTATTTCAAAAACTTATTCACAAAGTAAACTTGTCCTTTCCCTGTAATCTTTGTAGTTTTAGTAACTCTCACACTTCCATCGGGATTTTGTAAGCTACTTTCTTTAACTTCAAATAAGCCCATTTCAACGTATCTTTGTATCGGCATATTTCGGCTTGCACCGCTCTTAATCAAATAACCATTGTTTCTCAGCCACTCAAACAATCTCTTTTGACCGATTTTAACACCGTTTTGGCAAATAAGCTTTGCTAAATCTCCAACAAGAATTGAAGTTTTTGAAGTCGCTACCGCATCGGCAAATATGGTCTTAGGCTTGTCTGCCTCAATTTGTTTTTGCTGATTTTCAATAATCTCATTTCTCTGCTCAATCTGTTCCTGTGCTACAATCAATGCCTTTGCCATAAGTTCATTGTCAGACATATTTTCTTGTCCCGATATGTAACCGCCTGTTTTACGGATTGATGGAAGAACTTCTGATGTAACCCACTTCCTAAACCTTTTCGCTTCCTCTTTTCTGCTTTCAAGGATAACATCATACAAACCATCTTCATTTACGAATAAAGAATTTTGCTGTCTTCCTATACTGTCTGTTATGGGGTGTTTTGAAACCACCTCATCTGAAAGTCTGCGATTTACTTCTTTTGCAGTAAGACCTAAAGCATTACATAAGTCTTTCAAACAAAACATAGGCTCATTATCTTTTGAAATTATTCTTATACTTCCAAACTCAGCAGAGTTAAAAATTTGTAAATTATTCATTTGTACTCACCTCGCTTTTTAAAATCTTATAAAGCAAATCCAATTTAATTGAATTTGTCAGGCACAAAAAGAAAGTCCATAGGTATTCCGGAAAGTTCGCTAATCATTCTCAACTGAGATAAACTCGGCTCTGTTTCCCCCTTCTCCCAATTAACAATAGTGCCATTTGATACACCAAGCTTTTCAGCTAATTCTTTCTGTGTTAATTTAGCGTTTACTCTTGCCGCTTCTAAAGAAATTTTTGGCATATTTTTATCTCCTTTCGTATTTCATATTTATATTATAATCCAATTAAATTGAATTGTCAATATAAAAATTCAATTTAATTGGATTTCCTATTGAATTTTTTTTAATTTTGGTGTATAATACTTTTGAAAGGAGTTTTAATTATGAAAAAAAATTATTTAAAAATTAGCGATGAAGAACAAAAGAGAATATTTGCTAAAAATCTTAATTATTATTTAAATCTTAATGGAAAACAACAAATTGACGTTGCGAAAGACTTGGAGATCAACCCGACTACATTAAATATGTGGTTTAAAGGAAATTCAATGCCGGGTACAGGTAAAATTAGAGCATTAGCTGATTATTTTGGCATAGGAACAACTGATTTGACTGATGAAAAAAACGACACTGATATAGATTTTATATATTCAGATATTGTAGCTTCAATAGGAAAAAACGATGAAATATTTAAAAATTTTATAATTTCATATTATAATATGCCATCAGATAAAAAGAAATTGTTGTGTGATTTTTTTGAAAAGTTTATATTAAAATAGAGCGAGATTATTCTCTCGCTCTATCTTCACCATAAATTCTGTTTACAAAACCGTATACTAAGTTTATACTTTTTTGATTGTCAATGCCTTTTACCATTTCAATAATTTTTTCTTTGTAGAAATCCTTACTTTTTAAAACTTTTTCCATAACACACAACCTCATTTTTTTGATTAATAAAATTTTTTTAGTTATAATAAAAATATGTGGAGAGACAAGGTGCGGAGTTTGTCTCTCCGAAGCCAGAACTTGAACTTGTTCCTCTTGGGAACAAGTTTATTTTAATACAAAATTTGTTATGCGTCAATATTTTACACCGAGTAATTTTTGTTATTTTTTTGAAATTTTTATCGGTGCACCGTAAAATTATCAACTTTCTGTTAATGTATATGTAATTTTCATTGTTTGTGAAGAAGTTTTTTTTATTGGAGTTTCAAGATTATTTATTGTTGCAAGATAGGCTAAGGTTACACCAAGGTCTATTTTAGATGAACTTGAAAATGTTTTATAATCTAAAGCTATTCCGTTTTCATATACAATAACATTAGAAGTTGTATCAGTTGTAACAATTCCACCCGATGTGTTATATATAGGACGTGGGCTTATTTTTGCTACTCCGTTACTATTTTCGCTGTATATATAACGATTTGTTATTATAGTATTTCCAACTTTTGCACAACAATTAGCCGTGTAATTTGTAGAAATTGACTCATAATTTCCTACATCGTTTATATTTATTTTGTGAATGGTTGAACTGTAAAAAACATACATATATCCATTCATTACAACAGCGTTGCGATAATATGTGCTATTAACGGTTGCATTGGTTTCCAATGTAACATTTTTTAATCCGTATTCTGTGTCAATAGAGTAATCATCTTTATTTATTCGGCAAAAGCTTAATGTAGTCCCATTTGCATATACTATGTAATAATAATTATCGTCACTATTAATTACCTTTGAATTTTCGTTAAAAGTAATACCGCTATCGGAATAATCATATCTTATAGGGTCTCCTACATTTTCTATTGATAATAGACTGGTATTAATTCTTATTTTATCAATTGGCAAACGCTTTTTTCTGACAGTAATACCTCTATTTCCATTTGTATAAATATTGGTAAGTTCATTTGTATTAATATCAAATTCTAACATATTATTTTCATAAGACGTTGCACTTATTGTATTTAAATAACTTTCTGAAAAATATCCATAGGGCGCTGCACCCGTTTTTGAATGAGTAAGTGCAATTGCACTTATTATTCCATTTGCCTGAGAAGTTGAAAAATCCCAAACATATTTAAATCCATTATCTATTACCTGACTTTCTGTTCCGTTTCTGCTACCTCGTTTTGTGTCTGTACTATTATAAGCGTCATTAGATGCGTACCCTGTAATTGTATTTTCACTTGGAGAAGGTAACATTACATTGTTTGCTCCTTCTGTAAGTGTGTTTTCAAATAATAATATTCCACCCATACCTAAATTATTAAGAGGCATAAACCTATCATTTACTGAGTTTGGCGAAATAACTTTAGATGCAAGTGTAAGATTTTCCGCTATGGCATTAGTAACAAGATTTGAGTGTTCGTATTTTTGTATTTCTCCGGTGTTTACATTTTTCAACTCTATTGTAGCGTGTCCTTTAAGCATATTAAAACCCCCTATTCACGAATTATTTGCACAGTATCGTTCATTCCAACAATTTCAACTCCACCCAAACATATTTCCGAATATGTTTGAATTACGTTTGTTTTATCAGGTTCTTGCGTAATAATACTCATTGTATCAATCATTTCTGCAAGATCTACATTATATACTGTATCTATCTCTTTGTATTGTTCGGCAATATTTATTGTACCGTCCCATTCATTGCCTTTAGTAATACCTTTGGCAAATATAACAGCTTTAATTCCCTCTTGTATAATTTTGCAGTTAGGAACAGTTGTATCAACTGCAACATCTGTATAAGTACCCGTTGTTATATATTGCTCTAAGGCAGAAATTTTAGCCGTGTGTTGTCTTTCTGTACTTTCTGTATATTCAGTTCGTGCAGTTAACCCTAATGTCATTCTTGCGTTTTCTTTCATTTTAAAATAATTAACAAGCGTAACAGTATTGTAGCCTTTATTAATATACTGATATATTGTATTGTACTCCTGAGGCACGGCATCTATTTCATAATTGAATATTATATTTCCGTCATTATCTGCAATTATAGGAATTGTAGCCATAAATATAATTTCTGTATCAGAAGTTGCACCTATATTATTGAATAATACTATTGTTTGCTCATCTTTAGATATATTAAGCTCCGTTGCATTGGTAAATGTATATGAACCAAGTGTTTCTCTGTGTATTGCCGCTTCCACTTTAGCTGATACATTTTGATTGCCTGAGTTATTTAAATATTCATAGTATTCAGTTCCGTCCGCAGTATATTCATCTGTCAAATTTTGAATACCTGATAATTTGCGTTCCAATACGTATGTACTAATAACAACATTATTATTTACAACTACATCTACTTTGTCTCCGCATTCTATACACGGATTTCCTATAGCTGCTACTGAATATGGAGTATATGATATATTTTTTACTTCTTCGTAAAATCTATATGCAATTTCACGTAAATAATCAATATCATCTGAAATAAATATTGTTGTAAGTTCAAGAGGATATAAATTATCATAACCCATTCCGTAAATAACGCTTGTACCGCTACTTCCGTGTTTAAGATATACTCCCTCGATGTATTCAGTTGTATAATCTTCGTATTGAAGTTTTCCTTGATGATAGCGACTTTTTTTCAACGTATAATCGGATTCTTCATTGCTGTTTTTAAGCTTTACATACCTAAATATTCCGTCACGATTAATTATTCCGAATCTTGCATTTAAGGCACATATATCCCTTAAAACATCACCTGCATATAATTCATCAAGATACTGTCCCGTTCTCAGAATAACATCATCAAACGGTAATTCGGTTTCTTCTTGCGGAATCCCCAAATGTTCAAATAGTTGATCACGAAAAAATCTAAGTGTTACCGGAAACAGAAATCCATTGTACCATTCGGATATTTCCTTATTGATAAGGTAAAACATCGCATCATACGCTTGTATATCTCTGTTTTTCTTGTCTGCTGTAAGCTTATCCGAATGAACTCTATAATATCCTATAACAAATGGATTGTCGTAATCATCATTCAGAATTTGAGAAATTATGAGCCATTTGTCCTTTAATGGTTTAACATCACTTGTTACACGGAATTCAACCATACTTGCTTCACAACCGCCGAATTTTAGTTCTGTTTCGGCTGAAATGCTTTCCGTAAGTGAAAATTGTTCGTAATGAATTTGATTGTTAGTTGTTTCAGTATTATCATCGTTGCAATAAATTATAAGTTGCTTCTTTACACCGTCTTGTAAATACAAATCATTTGCTATATGATTAATCATCCGCAAGACCTCCTATAAACGCAAATCTGATAGGCTGATATTTAATTACACCGTCAAATATTCCGTATATTTGCGGTGTAAAGTCCGAAAGATATGCCTTTTGCGTTACATATCCGTTATACTCAGGAATAAATACAGTAACATTAAGGCTTCTCTCTTTTTCGGATATGTAATTTGCTTGAATGTTACTCATAATCTCAGCAAATGTATCGTTTGTCATTAGCGGAACTGTTTCAAACTCCGCCTTAAAAGCTTTCAGTTCAACTGCATTTCTGTGCAAATATCCATCTGCATCTGTCCACGGATCTAAGTCTTGCATATTTACATAAGGTTGGTATGTGTCCGCTTTTATGTACTTGTGCGGAAATTTATAATCTCCTAATTTAATCAAATAACCTTGATATGACATATTTTTCACCGTCCTTTATTTTGCGTGAAAAAAGAGAGGTGTTACCCTCTCTTTAAAAATCAAACGCAAGTCTGCCTGTTCTGCGTGAATAATTCTTTGCTGAATTTCTTACACTTTTAAATACTGCATCGGAAGATATTCCGTATTCCTTTTCAGCAATAACTTCAAGTAAACCAACCGCAGTCTGTAATAAGCTTGCTTCTGTTTGTCCTGTCGAATATACTGCATCGGCAATACCTGTTATTTCAGTACCGCTTGCAACCGCAGTACGTCCACCAACTGAGCCGACAATCTCGGGTATTCCGTTTTCTCCTGCAAAGAATAAACTTGCACTCTCAGGAAATCCGCCTGTTTGGAATGTAGGAATTTTACCGAGATTAATAGTTTTGCCCTCAAAAACTTGTTTACCACCTATATTTATAGGGTCTATTTTGAATTTAAGCTTGCTGTTGAGCCAAGTTGCGAATTTATTCCATATTTCTTTTATGCTTGCAACAGCACCATCCCATACGTTTCTAAAAGCTTCGCCAACACCTGACATAGCATTTGTCCACTTTTCCTTTGTGAACCACGGTGCAACACTTTCGCTCCACCATTTGGATATAGCGTTATTATTCCACCAATCAACAATAGTATTCCAACCGCTTATCCAATTATCTTTTGTGGCGTTCCAAGCAGAAACAGTATCAGCTTTGATTATATCCCAACCATTACGCCAATTAGTTTGAAACTCCGTCCACTTTTCAGCAGATGTTGTTTCAATTGTTTCCCATCCACTTTGCCAATTAGAAGTAACATTATCCCAACCACTTTGAGCGTTAGACTTTATATCATTCCAACCACTCTGCCAGTTAGATTTAAAATTGTCCCAACCTTCTTTCGCTTCGTTCCATTTCGCTTGCCAATTAGAAACAGTTTGGTCCCATCCTGTTTTTAGCAGTTCGACAACGCCATTCCACCATTCAGCTATGCCTTGTCCCGTTACTTTTAATCCTTCAAGCCAGTTATCAAATGTAACAATTTCTTTTAAGGCTTCTATATCTTCTTCAAATGTAGGAGCTTCTTTACCTGTAAATGTTTCATAAATCCAAGTACCAAGTTTCCAACCGCCAATAGCTGCCGCTATACCACCCAGAATTCCTGTGGCAATCCACACACCCATTTGAGAAAGAGAACCTGTAGCCATTACTGCTTGTGGATTTTTAGTAAGTATTCCAATCAAGCCACCACTACGCAACCAAGCATCCCAAATACCTGATCCAAGTTTTGTTACTATTGTTTTTGCGGCTTTGCCTAATGCAGTTCCAAGCCCTGCGTTTTTTGCTAAATCAAAGCCAAGTTTAGCAGCAATGGCTTGCGCAAGCTTTTTTGAAATTTCCGCAGCTATCCAACTAAGAACTTTGGCTCCTAAATGTAAGCCTAAAATTTTCTTAATTGTTATAGCACCGATAATTACTGCAACTGTTTCAAGCTTTAATTCGGAGAAAAACTCTTTTACTTTTTCCCAAGCATCAGCCCATTTTATATTAGCAAGAGCTGTTTTAATAGTTGTTAACAATCCGTGTGCCCATACATTAAGAGTTTTTGCAAGATTCACAAAATCAAATGTAGCAAAGAAATTGTTTATTGCACTTGCAATGGATAAACCGAGATTTTCAAAGTCAAATTGCTCTCCAAACGCACGAAAAGCGGTTATTATTGTGTTTAAACCGCCTGCAATTGTTTTAGCAATGTTTCCGAATAATCGAGGCGAAATAAGACCGTTTAAGAAATCCGCAAGTCCTGTACCGAAATTTCTTGCTTTTTCATATACCGCATTCCAATTAATGCTCTCCATTGACTTGTTAAGTGCATCTTGGATATACTTTCCAAGTTCATAAAGATTGTCAATTTCGCTTTCATACTTCTCCCAAAGAGTTTCCCCTTTTTGCCAATCACCACCAAGTGCTGTACCTGTGCCAAGACCGCCTCCTGCACCGCCACTGCCTCCGCTTGCGGAAGTATCAGGCATTGATATGGTTTTTAATTCATCAAAGGCTCTTAGTCCTGCTTTCATCTTTTTTACGTTATCTGCCGCCGCACCTGTACTGTCAGCTAAATCATCAGCATACCCCGAAGCACTTTCAAAGTCTTGCGTTACTCCTGTACCGCCCTTTTGGAATGTCCATCCGAATATTTTTCCAAGTGCATTTGATATTGTTTCTGCAAATGCTATAACATAAGTCATTGCTGAATTAAACGCTTTTATAAGCGGTTTTAAAGCGTTTATAAGCGTACCACCTATGATAGCCGCCAACTGCTGAAAATTCTGTTTAAGTATTCTTACTTGATTTGCCCACGTCATTTGTTATCATAAAGGCTTTTTATCCTTTATTTCTTATAGTTTCCTATAAGTTCAGCATACATTTTCACCCTCGTTTTACGTTAGGTTTTCAGGTCACACTATATGCAACCGTGTCGGACACTCGTGGAGAGATTATATTTATTCACTCTCTATGCGTTACGGTGTTAATCAGCCTTTCGATATCTGATTAATTACCTCGGTATCGACTTATTGACTTATCCATTTATATCCGATAAATCAACTTAGTTTTTACCGATTTTGCCCGATTATCATTAATACATTTCTGTATTAAGCGACACATAGTTTATCGGCTGTTCTGACAAAATCTCCCTGTGCCGCCGTTGTATTGGCAAGCACATATTGATACCTTAACATTGTTTTCTCGGCTTGTGACATTGATTGAATATTCGCATCTAAGCCTTGTTTCATAGCCCATTCGGACAATGTTGCTTGCGTTAAATCAAGACCATAGGTTCTGAGCGGTCTTGTTTCTCCTGTAAATACAGATGCTAAATCTTCTGCAACTGCTGACTGCTCAACATTATAAAATGATGCCATATCTGCCGCAAGCTTAGTCAAATTGATTGACATATTAGCCATACTGTCACCAAGTTCACCATAAGCACTTACGCCTTTTTGTGCTAAAAACTCAGATGATTTTGCGACCTGTTGCTGAGAAATGCCTATTGCACTTCCCATAGCTTGAAATCGGCTTGCAACTTGCTTTACAGTAAGTTCAGACATACCAAAATCTGTTATTGAATTTTTTGACATTTCCTCAACTAAATTTGAGTACTTACCAAAGGTTACATCAACAACGTTTTGTACTTCTGTTAAGTCAGATGATATGTCTATTGCTTCTTTAAGTTTGCCTGCCGCTCTAAATACAAGCCAATATGTAGCATACATTTTACCAAGAGCTGAAGCAAGTCCTTTTGTGCCTTTTATAGACCTTTTAGACACAAAAGGACTTGCTTCAGCTCTTG